TGGTCGCCAAGCAGCGGAAGCCGTACGACGAGATCCGCAAGGACATGGTTGCGCACCTCGACTCCGGCGTGCTGCTGACGACGAACCCGCTCACGAAGCTGATCCGCTTGAGCCAGTTCGCCAGCGCCTGCGGCGAGTTCGGCGACCCGGCCTTCTCCGTGTTCCTGAACGGCGCTCGGGTCAGCGGGCCGTTCCCGCTGTACGAGACGGCCGAGGGCGCCCTGTCCTCCTTCCCCGGCTCCACGATCAAGGACGAGACTCCGCTGCTGCTGGAGATGCCCTCGTGCAAGGTGGACGCGCTGCTGGAGATCGCCGGTGAGCTTGGCGACCAGAACGCTCTCGTCTTCGCCGAGAGCAGGCAGTTGATCGAGCTTGCCGCCAAGGCGCTCGTGAAGGACGGCTATCAGGTCGGGCAGCTGACCGGCGCCGTCCCGGAGCACGACCGGATGCAGGCGGTGCAGCAGTTCCAGGCTGGCCGGTTGAAGTTCCTGCTGGCCACGCTCGGCGCCGGTGGCGAAGGGTTGAGCTTCCCCGGATGCACCACGGCGATCTTCCTTCAGCGATCCTTCAGCCGGATCAAGAACGAGCAGGCGGAGGCGCGCATCCACGGCATCGGCCGCGGCGACCTGGCGATGGAGCGAGGCTCCGAGTACATCGACATCGTCACGAAGGACTCCGTCGAGGCGCAGGTGTTCGCGGCGATGGCCGACAAGGAGCGCATCATGGAGGAGATCGTCCGCGACAAGGAGACGCTGGCAAGGTGGCTGGCGAAGTGACTACCAGGCCTGAGTACATCTACTTCGTTCTGCTCGCGGATGGCCGCATGAAGGCAGGCCATACGATTCGGCATCTCTACTGCCGCATGGGTGAGATCGAGAAAGTAGTGGGTTCTCCTATAACCGAGATCATCGGGTGGTTTCCGGCGACGTACGAGGTAGAGCAAGAAGTACACCGTATCCTCGGTGGCTACGTGTCAACGGCTCCAGAAAGCTACAAAGGATCTCAGTCTGACTCCGAGTACTACGATGTCGTCCTAACCCACGAGGAGGCTAGGGATCTCGTAGTAAGGGCATCCAGCGCCGCGGCCGACCGGGTATCCCAGCGGATAGATGAGGCATACGACGACTGGGATGCAGCAGGCTACGGCTCATGGTCGATCTTCGAGGAAGCCATGCGTACGGTGCGTCGTATCTACAACAGGCAACGAAGGATGCAAGCCTCGCTCGGGGTTGAAAACATCTACACGGCTGATCGAGAGGAAGTAAGGAGAGAAGCTCGTCGGCTGTTCGAGGCCCGCGAGGAAGCGAACACCGGACAGGCTATGGCGGAAGTCCCTGAAGTCCCGAAGCTGCACCCGAAAGCTACCCCTGTGTTAGCAAGGAGAGAGCTATGACCGCAGTACCCGAGATGCGCCGAGTCCACATGCCCGCTCCGCGCAAGCGCCGCGAGAAGGGCAACGCCACCGGCCTGAAGCGCTGGTACGTCCCCGGCAGCGAGACGGCCCTCACGCCGTACGCCACGCGCGAGCTTGCCCGGCGCCGAGCCGCGGCCCGCATCGCCAAGGCCAGCCGGAAGGTCAACCGTGCCTGAGCCACGGATGCCGTCCACGATCCACACGTTCACCGGCCGCATGGTCGACCCGCTCGCGCTGCGCGCGGAGGACGTCTGCATCGAAGACATCGCACACCACCTTTCGATGCAGTGCCGCTTCTCCGGCGCCGTCCGGTACTTCTACTCCGTCGCCCAGCACTCCGCGCTGGTCGCCCGCTACGTCCCGGTCGAGTACGCCCTCGACGCGCTGATGCATGACGCCGCCGAGGCGTACCTCCAGGACATGGCCCGGCCGCTCAAGGTCTCGCACGTCGGGGACGCGTACCGCGTAGCGGAGGATCACGTGGAGCGCGTGCTCGCCGAGGTGTTCGGCCTGGCGTACCCGCACCCGGAGATCGTCAGCGAGGTCGACGTGCGCGTGCTCGTGACCGAGGCGCGCGACCTGCTGCACGGCACCGAAGCCTGGGGTTACTACCAGGACGTTTCTCCGTACGATGAGATCGTCCAGCCCTGGTACCCGCCGCTCGCCGAGGAGGTCTTCCTCGGCTTGTTCGAGGTTCTCAACACCGCCAAGAAGGAGGAACGCACATGATCATCCTGGGACTCGCTGGCAAGAAGGGATCGGGCAAGGATACGCTCGCCGACTTCCTCGTCCAGGAGTACGACTTCGAGAAGATGGCTGCCGCCGCGCCGCTGAAGCAGTCGGCCGCAGCCCTGTTCGGCATCCCCGCCGAGCACTTCGAGCAGACCAAGAACGACCCGAACGCAACGGTCACCATGCGGTACGAGTACAGCGACCGCAGTTTCTACGTCAAGCTCACGCACCGCGAGTACCTTCAGCGGTACGGCACCGAGGCGCACCGGGACATCCCGGATTTCGGCACCGAGGTGTGGACAGACATGCTCAACCGGAAGTTCCGCGATCCCGAGGGCCGCTACGTCGTCACCGACTCCCGGTTCACGAACGAGTGCCTGAACCTCCAGGCCCGAGGTGGACGGATCGTCTATATCGACCGGCCCGCCGCTGACTCCGAGGACGCGCACATCTCGGAGGCCGAGCCGGATGTCGAGATGTACCGCATCCAGAACGACGGCTCGCTCGCCGACCTGTACGAGGCGGGCCACGCGCTGATGCGCGTGATCGAGAGCGACGAGATCTTCGCGCGGATGGCGCGCGTCGGATGACTCTTCCCGCGCCCTCCATAGATGCGTTCACGCCGCTGCGGCTCACCTATTCGGAGAGCAAGCAGTGGATGCGTGACCGGCGCCAGTGGTACCTCGGCACCTACCGCGGCCTTCAGAAGCGCGCCATCGACACGCCGTTCAACCCTCTCGACCTGGGCACCGCCTACCACGACGCGCTTGCCCTCTACTACGAGGACAGCAAGAACGACCCGCTCGCCTTCGTGACGGCGCAGTACGACTCGCTCATCGCCGAGACCGAGTACGTCAAGGACGCACAGAAAGCGAAGGATCTCATCACGGCGATGGTAGGCGGCTACCTGGAGTGGCTGGAGGAGACCGGCGCCGACGCCGACCTGATCATCGAAGGCTCCGAGAGCATGGTCGAGGTCAAGCTCGTTCCAGGCATCACGCTCCTCTCGAAGCTTGATGCTCCGGTTACCCGGCGCTCGGACGGATCGAAGCTCGCGCTGGAGCACAAGACCACGGCCAGCCTCGACGCGCCGCTGGCCCTGCTCAAGCTCGACCGGCAGTTCCTAACCGAGCACCTGGCTCGGTTCCTCATGCTCCAGGCGCAGGGTGCCACGGCCGATGAGGCCCACCACCTCTGCACCGGCATCCTCTGGAACGGCGCCCGCAAGGTCAAGCGTGGCCCGACAGCCAAGCCGCCCTTCTACGCGCGCGTGGACGTGCTGCACAACATCGTGGAGCTTCGGAACCACTGGAAGCACATGGTCGCCATTGGCCGTGAGATCCAGTACGCGCGCTGGCTCCTCGACGCGGGAGTCTCGCACCACATCGTCTGCCCGCCGAACCCGACCAGGGACTCGACGTGGGACGATCCGTTCTTTAAGATCTCGGTAATGCTCGATGATGGCTCGGATGCCGAGGGAGCCATCGAGGAGCTTTACGAGAAGCACGACCCGCTCGAAAGGTATCAAGGCGCGGTACCCATCGGACTCGCGTAGGCGCCTACAACCGCCGTGGACGGTATGCTCCCACGGCAAGCAGTACGGAAGGAGGAGGAGGACTATTCGCACTACCCTTACGACCCTGATCCACGGGGACTCGGGCGTTGGTAAGTCCTGGTTCGCCGATACGGTTCCAGGGCCACGCTTGATCCTTGATGCGGAAGGCCGCGCCCGGTACACGCCGAGCGGCCCGAAGATCATGTGGGATCCCAAGGTCGGCCCGCCTCCCGTCTACGACGGGACGTGGGAGACCTGCATCGTGCAGGTGGTCGACTTCGAGACGATCCGGCTGGTCTATACCTGGCTTCGGTCAGGGCAGCACCAGTTCGTGTCGGTCGTCATCGACTCGCTCATGGAAGCACAGAAGCGATGCATCGACGCGGTCGCCGGTGTGAACGCACTCGACCAGCAGGACTGGGGCACGTTGCTCCGGCACCTCGAAGGTCTCGTGCGCAACTACCGCGACCTGACGTTGCTCCCGGACGCATCACAGACCGTCCAGGTCGTGGTGTTCGTCGTCGGCTCGCGCAACGTCGAAGGCAAGATGAAGCCGCTGCTCCAAGGGCAGCTTCAGGACACGGTGCCCTTCTACATCGACGTCGTCGGCTACCTCTACAAGCAGCCGGTCACGTCGCCCGAAGGTCTCGTGACCTATTCGCGGCAGCTGCTGATCGACCAGCAGCCGAACTTCGTCGCCAAGGACAACACCGGCCATCTGGTCTCCCAGCTAGGCCCGGTCGTACCGATCCAGTCTGCCGATCAGGCTGGGTTCAACTTGTCGAGCCTGCTCGACATCATCCACCAGTCCGGGCAGCCGATGGTTGTTCAGGAAGGAGCAGCAGTATGAGCACCACCACGCTCGCGGATCTCTTCAAGGAGTTCCAGGAGACCGGCGGAGGCGGAGCGCCGCCCGCAGTCGAAGGAGGCGTCTACAAGCTCCGCTGCACCGACGCCTTCGTGTACGGAGAGGGCGAGGCCAGTACGATCCTCGGGTCGGCGGTCATCGAGGAAGGCCCGCTCGTGGGCAAGCGCGTGGCGCATGGCGGCTACGGCACGCTCAAGGGCGAAGGCCACAAGTACGCGTTCGTGCTCTGGCGCCAGCTGGGCCTGACCGACGAATGGCTCCAGAGCGCCACGGCCCTGGCCGGTTCGGACAAGCACACGCTCCTGACGGAGGTCGCCAAGGCCATCGTCGGCCGGGTGTACGAGGCCACCCTGGTGGTCGACCACTACAACCCGGAGGAGCCGCGGAACAAGATCGGCAAGCGCACGAAGATCACGTTGCTCGCCGCTCCGCCGCTCCCGCCGCTCGGTGGTGTGCCGGTGGGTGCAGCCCCGGTGGCCCAGGCGCCTGTCGCGCCTGCGCCGGTTGCTGCGGCACCTGCCCCGGTTGCGGCCCCTGTCGCCGCCGTGGCGGCTCCTGTGGCCGCGGTGGCCCCAGCCGTAGCGGTTGCTCCGGTGGCCGTCGCTCCCGCACCGGTGGCCGCGGTAGCCCCGCTGGCCGAGGCTGTTGCCGCGGCGGTCGCTCCGGTCGCTGCACCGGCGCCGGTTGCCACGGTTGCCGCTCCGGTGGCGGCTGCCGCTGCTCCGGTGGCTGCCGCCGCTCCTGCGGCCCCGCTCGCGGTCGCGGCCATCGCAACGGACGACGAGCCGGGCTTCTAGGATGGGAGCCACCTACGAGCCGCGGGTCTGCGCCCTGGACGGGTGCGAGGTCGAGTTCATCCCGAAGCGGATCAACCAGATCTTCTGCAAGGCCACGCACGGGAAGGTGGCTGCCAACCGCCGTCGAGACACGAACGACGGGCCACTGCCCGAGAGGCTGTGCTACCTGACCGGGTGTACAACCACGTTCATCCCGAACCGTGTGAACCAGCGCTTCTGCTGCACGGCCCACGGGGCCAAGGCGGTATCGCTGGGAAGAGCAATCGGTGAGGCGCCGGAGGGTACTGACCTTGAGTCAACCCTCCGGCGCCAGACCGAGCGCGACCAGGAACAAGCCCATCGCTCCGAGCTAAAGAAGCTCACGGCGATGGAGGAGCGGATCCGCCGGTACGAGGGTGTGCTGGAAGGTGCCCTCACGGCCTACGAGCCGACGCCGCTGGTGTTCGTGACTCCGAAGACCCGTGAGAAGCTCCCGCAGCACGAGTTGATCCTCTGCACCGGAGACTGGCATACCGGCGCCGTGTCGAAGATCCACGAGACCGGCGGGGTGTACGAGCAGAACGTCGAGACGACCCGGCAGCAGGTGTTCCAGCTGTGGGATCGCATCGTCCGGCTGCACGCGATCCAGTCCAGCGGGATCCACTTCACGAAGCTCCACATCATCGCGCTAGGCGACCTGATCGACAACGACGACATGCGGCCGAGCCAGCACCGCAGTGTCGAGGACGTCATGACCGTGCAGACGGTGCAAGCGTTCGACCTATTCAGCTGGCTCTGCCGTCAAGCCCTCACCCTCTTCCCCGAGGTCGAGGTCGAAGTCGTCGGCGGGAACCACGACCGCACCGGGCGCAGCAAGGGTAACGCGGGTCTCGGCGAACTGGACTACGCCGACACCATGTCCTGGCTGATCGGTGAGTTCACGAAGCGCCTGTTCGCAGACGAGCCGCGGATCAAGGTGCGCAACTGGAACACGTACTTCGGGTACAAGCACGTCGCCAACCACCGCGTCGTCTTCGAGCACGGCTCCAGCATCAAGTGGGCCGCGAACAGCTACGGAGGCGTGCCCTGGTACGGGGTGTCGATGCTCCCGGTGAAGTACGCCTCGATGCTCGGGGCGCCCGACCTGATGATCATCGGCCACGGCCATCGCCCGGCGGTACTCCCGTTCGGCGTTGGCGCCTGGCAGATCCTCAACGGCGCGCTACCGGCGACCAGCCTGTACGAGCAGTCCAGCTTCAAGAGCGTGCATCGCCCGCTCCAGTGGCTGCTCTCCGTCCACGAGAAGCACGGGCTGACCGGCTTCACGCCGATCTACCTGGACGTGCCTGGCACGCTCAAGCCCGGCGAGATCTGGACTGACTCCGAGAAGTACGCCGACCTGGCGAACGAGCGAGCGAGCAGTGCCTCCTCGTAAGCCGAAAGCATCGCCCGCGAAGTCCCGAGGGACAAAGGGCGAGGCCGCTCCCGGTGGGGCCGTTGTGCCCTACCGGGAGCGCCCAATGCCGCGCACCGAGTTGACGATGAAGATCGCCCTGCTCGACGCGTACGGGTACAACGCCCGTGAGATCTCGGACGAGGTCGGCTGCACGCACAACCACGTCCGCAACCTGCGCACGCACCCGGACTACCGGAAGCTCCTACGCGAGTTCTACGACGGCCAGGACTTCGACGGGTCGCTGGCGTTCCGCGTCTACGAGCAGAGGCTGGCGCGACTGGCGTACGCCGCGCTCGACGCGCTCGGGGAGCAGCTGACCGAGACCCTGCGCTCGGACGACGGTGAGGACACCGGGCTGCCCCAGCCGCAGATCAGGCAGGGCGCCGCCAAGGAGATCCTGGGCGCGGTGGGTCGGCACGTCGCGGCGCACGCTCGCGCCTCTTCTCCCACAGCGGGAAGTTCAGGAGGATCCGTCACGGTGCATCTACATCTGGACGAGCAGGGTAAGGTTCTTGAGATACACGAAGGCGAGGAGGAGGACGTCATCGATGGCTGACCTTGGCCCCGAGATAGAGGTGATCGAGATCGAGCCGGTGCCACTGCCGGACGTCCTGCCGGACGAGATCCCCGAGACCGCACCGGTCGAAGATCCGGTGCTTGTACCCGTATGAGGTACAGCGAGCCGGAGGTGCGGCGCGCAACGATCATCCACCACGACGGCGCCATAGAGGCAATTGTAGGGTTTCGAGCCTGGCGATTGTCGTTTTCCGGTGGGGTTGCCACGCTCCGGTCGATGTACGCGGCGCAGGAATGGACGCCGCACACCGTGCTCGACGCAGAGTGCAAAGCCACGGCGTGGCACAGCGCGCTCCCGTACAACCACGAAGCCACCGACGAGACCCTTGCACCGCACCGCGAGGACTGCCGCTGCGGGATCTACTCCTTCCGTACGCCGCAGCAGCTGGGCCTGGAGGTGTGGTCGTTGCCTCCCGGCGTTCACGGCGGCTACGTCGTCGCTGGCGAGGTATATCTGTGGGGCAGAATCCGCGTGCATAAACGCGGCTACCGAGCGGAGCACGCGAAGATCGCTTGCCTCTACCCGGAGTTCCTTCCGAAGGACTATGGGATCATCCGCACGCGCGTGGCCCGCGCGGGTGCGGCTGCACGGATGGGCATCGAGCTTGCCGCGCTTCAGTACGAGGTGCCCCTGGTGCAAGCCTCCAACCCGAACTGAAAGGATCTACCGTGACGCACAATGCCGAAAAGGCGTCTCCGGCCACGCCGCCGTACCCACCGCTCCCCTCGGAGCTTGCCGCTCTGCGGGCGCGGAACGCGAAGCTCACGCAGGCCGAGGTGCTGGAACGTGGACGCGTGTCCATGCGCCGACTGCGCGAGAGCCTGAACGACGCCGAGAAGGTCGGCCCGCAGATGCACGGCTGGTACGCGCAGATGGACTGGCACGACGTCGAGCGAGTGATCCTCGCGCTCGACGTGGCGCTGGCGACTCGTCGTCCACGCAAGAAGGCCGCATGAGGAAGCTGACCGCAGCCCTGTGGACGGCCGTCGTCCTGGCCGTAGGCTCGGTGGCGCACGCCGCGCACGCCGCGCACGACTCGGCCCAGCGCGTAACCTTGCACAGCCCGGCGTGGATGAAGCCCATCGTACGCCGCCTGTCCGTGTGCGAGTCGCGCGGCAACCCGAGGCACGAGGTGCACCGCTCGGACTGGGACGGCGGAGGGATCGTCTCCTGGTACGTCGGCACCTGGCGCACGGACGCACGCGGGATCTCGAACGCACGCTACCCGTGGGCCGAGCCAGACCTGTCGAAGCAGTACCGCGTGGCGCTCGTGAGCTTGGCGAAGCACCGGGACTTCGGGTGCCTCGACTATTCGTGGGTACGCTACGGGTGATGCAGACGTACACCGCACCGGCGCACGTCAAGCGCGTGATCCTCACGTCAGGTGAGGTCACAACGATGGGCGGGGAGAACCCGGACTTCTACACCGTCGAGATCTCGTACACGCCGGGCAAGCTGATCCTCTGCACGAAGGCCCTCAAGGAGTGGTTCACGGAGCAGCGATCCGTGATTCACTCCGCCGAGGGGTTCGCGCGTACGGTCGGCGAGGTGGTCTGTAAGGTGCTCGGCGTGACTGTGATCGTCACGGTGCGCCAGGTACCCAGGGGTGGTATTGGGATCGAGGCGGTCGCCATCGTCATCCCGAGCCAGCTATGAGCGAGGCCCCGGTCGAGATCCGGATAGTCACGCACACCGACATGCCGGAGCCGCGCAAGCGGAAGAAGAAGCACCTGCCGAAGGTCGTCTCCAGCCTGGAGGCCGAGCGCATGATCCAGGCCGCGGCCACGGACGCCGAGTGTACTGAGCCAGAACGGGTGCGCAACAAGCTCGCGCTCACCCTGATGTACCGAGCCGGGCTGCGCGTATCAGAAGTGGTAAGCCTGGCGCCCCGCGACATCGAGGCGGACGGGATCATCCGTCTGTACGACGCGAAGGGAGGCGACGGCACCGCGTACTTCGACCCGGAGTCGATCATGCCGCTCGTCGCCGAGTGGGTCGGCTGGCGCGCTCGCTTCGTTCCGTTCGCCCGGCACGACCTTCCGCTGCTCGTAATGCTGCCCGCGGCTCGCGCCATGAACACGCGCTACATCCAGCGGCTCGTAAAGCGCCTCAAGGAGCAGCTGGGGATCCGAGGTATCGTCACTCCACACGTGTTCAGGCACACCTACGCGACGGAGCTTCTCGAAGAGGGCTTCAGCCTCATCGAGGTGCAGAGCGCCCTGCGCCACGCGAACCTTCAGACCACCGCCGTCTACCTCCACGTGCGCGACGAGTCGTTGCGCCGCAAGATGACCAGCCGTGCTAGGCACGGCGCAATGAACGAAGGAGGTGAATCTCATGCTCAAGAAGCTCTATGACCGACTCTTCGCGGACGCCCGTGTGCGTCTCCTGTACCGCGCCATCCTGGCCGGTGCCGTGGTGGAGTTCTACGCCGACGAGCCGTTCTCAAAGGCGGCAATCGTCGCAGCAGGCTGGGCCGCAATCGAAGCGTTCACGCCGCTCAACAGCCTGGTCGGGCTGTTCAAGAAGCCCGCCGCGTAACGCGCTCCTGCGCTATGCTCCGGATGGGATGCTAGGAGGTGGGCTGGACGGGCCTTACTCCTGCACGTGAGACGGGCGCCTGCGGGCGCCCGTCCTCGTTGTCGGGATCCCCCATTCGAGGGGTTGCTTCTGGAGGCGGGTCGACCGATACTACGGGTACACCCACTACGAAGGAGCACCGAATGCCCGCTACACCTACACCCCGCAAGAGCAAGGCATACAGCCGGATGGCGCACCAGGCGCACCAGGCTGGCAACCACGACCTCGGCAACCACTGGGCACGCAAGGCCCGCGACCTCGAAGCCCGCGCAGCGCGGTGCAACGGGCGCAACGCGAAGGTGGCAGCATGACCGCCGTACGCCGAGCCATCTGCTGGCGCCTCGGCGCAACCCAGCACGTCGTACGCGACGACTCGCGCGGTCGCCAGCCCGGCAAGCTCCTGGCAGGCCCGTACAACTCCCTGCACAAGAGCCAGGCCGCGCGCAAGTGCATCCTCCTCGGGCAGGAGCCTCCGGCGCCCGACTCGCTCAGGTAGGCCCAAGGCCCGGCCCTGGTAGATCCCCCATTCGAGGGGTTGCCAGGGCCGGGCTTTCGACCGATACTGAGGTCATGCAGCACACACCCACCAGCAAGGAGCGCACCATGATCACCCTCGACCTCACGAACCGCGCGGCCCGGATGCTCGAAGGCGGACGGCTTACCGCCACCTTCGTTTCCCCGCACAGCGGCTTGCACATCACGGTCAACGCGAAGTGCCGCAAGGCCCCGGCGCAGCCCGGCGGTAAGTGGACGGCCAGCACCCTGGCAGAAGCCAACATCATCTTCCTAACGGTTCCGAACGCCTCGGGCGGCTGGGCCGACAAGATCGGCAAGTGGACACCGGCCCGCGGCTTCGTCGCTGACGCAGGCGCCGACCAGGCTCGCGCCTACTGCGCGAAGACCCTCCTCGACTGGGTACAGGGCCTGCCGGTACCGCCCAGCCTTCAGATCCTCGAAGAGGATCGCTGCGGATGCTGCGGCCGGGCCTTGACCGACCCGCAGAGCATCGAGCGCGGCATCGGCCCCGAGTGCTACGGCCGGATGACGGACAGCCGCCACGAGGTGCGAGGCAGCATGGATGACCCGGCGCCGAGCAAGGCGCCGGTCGCCTCGCTCGCCACAGCCGCTACCCGCGAGGCGCAGTACAACGCGCAAGGCGAGGAAGCATTCGACTGGGCACCCGAGCCGGAGCCGACCACCCCGGCGCCGGTCGCCCGCGACAAGCAGGGAGTGCCGGTAGGCGTAGGCGACTGGAAGGCACGCAAGGCGTACGCGAAGGCTTGCCGGGCCGAGGACACGAAGGCCCGCAAGGCCGACAAGCCTTGCAGCCAGATGAGCACCCTGCCCGGCGAGACCTGGGAGGACATGTTCCGCCCGGCCGCAGCGGCGAAGGGGATCGAGCTTTGACGGTACGCTACCCGTATGGCCAGCAACGTAGACGCCGAGATCGCGCGCCTCTCCGAGAGGCGTTCGGCGTTGTGGTCGGGAGCCGTCGAGGGCTTCTCCGGGGAGGCTGCGAAGATCGCCAAGCAGCTGGAGGATCTCTACGAGCGGAAGCGTACGGCCAAGGCCACCGAAGGGCACCGGCCGCGGCAGGAGATCGTGCGCCGGGCGCGCGTCGAGTCCGAACTGGAACGCCTCATGACCACCGGACGGAAGCGGTGACCGATGGGCGTTCCTGATTTCACTATCACCGGCTCGATCAACGGGCGCGCCGCTGAGATCAAGTGGTCGGAGCACGACGGTTTCGGAGACCACCTGGCGCAGCCCGTGCCGCTCGCCCTCCTGATCGACCGAGGCGAGTCCGTGTGCTTCACGCCGACCGGGCCTTGCTGGACTGCCGCCGACCACCCGGACGAGGTGGCGTACGTCACCGCCATGCACGCGTTCGATGACATGAACGTCGGCTTCGACGTCAACGCGTCCATCGTGTACGAGCGGCTATCGCACGAGTACCGCTTGCCCACTGACGTCGAAGGCTAGAGCGCCGCAAGCATACCGAGCGCCCACCGCCGGTGCTCGGGATCCATTGTGCGCCCTCGCTTCTCCGCCGTGTTAAAGATGTCCTCTAGCGCCATCGTCATGATCTCATAGTTGTCGCGCCCGTAGTACCGGCCCATGTAGACGTGCGCCCAGTCGTCCTCAATGGTCTCCTCGCCGGAGGACATGCCCCGGTGCGGCTTCGCAGTCTCACCCTTCGCGCGGTACTGGTAGAACTTGCTCTCGGCCTCCTTGAAGCCCTTGATGTCGGCCTCGACCATGTGGCCAAGCTCGTGCAGGGCCGTGCTCAAGTACCTGCTATCGCCGCCGCTCCCGCCCATCAACCTGCCGCCCTGATCCGGGGATAGCCGGATGACGACCTCGTGCCCGCCGGTGTTCGCGTAGCCTCGCTTCACGCGCCCCGAGTCGATGGGACGATCCATCGCTTTGATCCAGTCGCGCGGCAGGAACTGGGATGCCTTGTCGAGCACCTTCGACATCTTCTTGCACTCGGCCTGCGCGTCCGTTCCGAGATCCGCGGTGCCACTGGTGCTTACTCGGTAGCGGCCGAGCGCGTGGCGCAGCTTGATCTCCTTCGTCGGCCCCATCTCCCTGATCTCCCCGAGAGCTTCCAGGGTGGCCTTTCGCTCGGCCTCGAACAGGGCCTTATCCGCGGCCTCCTGCTCGTCGATGGCTTCCGACAGAGCGCGCCATAGCTCCTGGCCACGCCCGATGCCCTCGCTGCTCGCAGCCTGGAGCGCGTCGTCGGTAACCCGAAGCGGCTCGTACAATTCCTTCAGTTCGGTCATGGGCTTCTCGCCGTACAGCCGCTGCGCCTCGTACCTCTCGTCCCACATGGCCTTGCGGAGCGGACGGATGCGGTCGTCGCGCTCGCCCTGCGCTATCTCCGAACGACGCCTCGCATCGACATGGGCCTGCTGTGCCGTGCGCGCGCGCAGCCGCGGCGCCGACGTACGCTCCGCGATTGCCTCATCGATCTTCTCACCCATCTGGGCCATCGCCTTCATGCGCTGCTCGGTCACCGCCGCCGGGTTGACGTTCGACGGGAGGTGGTCAACGTTCCAGTTGACCTCCTTGCGGATCTTCTCGACCTCCTCGGCGAGCTTCGTCGGCGCACCCTTCGGCCGTGTGATCTTCGGGTCTCCAGGGATGTACGTGATCTCCTTGGCGGGAGGCTCAAGCGGAGGAGCCGGAGCAGGCGTGGTACGAGCCGCGCGTGGCGCGGTAGGCGCGCCCTTCAGCTGCTCCTTCAGTGCGTCCCGGTGGGCAAGCTCCTGATCGAGCCGTGCGCGTACCTCGGGCAACTTGCCCTGCGGGTCGTCCACCTCCAGCTTCTTGATCCGGGTCTTCAGTCCGGAGATCCGGTTGTTGGTCGACGTGATTTGCGCGCGAAGCTCGGCCGGGTTGCCGGGCAGCGGCACCGGCTCTACGACTACCGGAGGTGGCGGTGGTGGCGGAGGCGGAGGAGGAGGAGTAGGAGCCGGAGGTGGTACAACCGGCCCCGGTGGAGGTGTGGGCGGAGGCGGAGCGACAGGCTTCGGCACCACCGGCTCAGGTTCCGCCCGGTACCACGGGTTCTGCATTCCGCGAGAGGAGCCTTCTGCACGGAGTGCTCGCGCGGCATCCGGGTCGTTTGCCTCGCGCTCGACCGTGCGCCAGGTCGTCTTCAGCTTCTCGTCCCCCATCTGCCTGAAGTTGCGCAGCGCCCCAGCGGGTGACCGGCCGGTCTTCGTGCCGAATCCCTCGGGAGGCAGCGGAGGCTCGTTGCGCGGGACGAGCGGCCGAAAGGATCCATCTGGGTTGCGGATCTCGATCCAGTCCGGCTTGACCGTGTCCGTGTACGCGAAGGAGTGCTCAGAGTCCAGGCGTACCTTGGGCCGCTCGGCCTCTGGGATTTTGAAGCGGTAGATCTGGAAGTCGCCGGGTGGTAGGCCGATCTCGATTGCCATCTCGTCTGCCTGCTCCAGGTTGAACACGGCACCCTGTAGATCCTCGTGCGCGTAGACGCCGGGGAAGTCCGGCAGGAAGTCCTGCCCTGGGTTCGGCACGCCGCCCGGCACTTTGCCACCCGGCACCAGGCCGCGCTCACGGATGCTGGCCTCGGCCTGGGTAGGCCCGACGTGGTAGAGGTAGCCGTCCTTCGGGTATTCGTCCGCGGGCACCGGATCGCCGGGTAGCTCGCGCGGAGCAGGTGTTGGCTCCGGTGGATCAGATCCCTTCGGGACGATCTCGACGTCCACGATCTCGTACTCGCCCTCGCGCGTGACCGCGGTGGCCCTGAACTCGGTGTCGCGTGCAAGCACCAGTTCGTCCTGGCTCATCACGGAGAAGTTGCCGCCGGTCTTCGGTTCGATCCGTGGGATCTTGAGTGCGTCCGTTCCGGCCGGGACGTGGACGCGGAAGATGACCTTGCCGTCTCCGTATGCCTCAGCCGTTGCCCGCTCCAGGTCGGTACTCGTGAAGGCCGCATCCGTCCACGTGCGCCCGACCAGATCCACCGGCGCCGCGCTGTACGGCACTCCCGCAGCATCGCGCCACGCGCCCGTACCGCGCCACACGATCTGGTCTGCACTGGTTGCGGTCATGCCCTTATCGATCACCGTCGTGATCTCCTGCAGCCCGGCCTCGGTTACACCCGGCATCATCTCGCGCGCGACCTCCAGGTCTCCGCGGAGGTAGACGTTCACGACTGACCCATCCGTCGTCCACGTGTCCATCGCCTCCTGCGTAACCGTGGGGATGGCGGGAGGCTCGGGTGCGGGAGGTGGCTCTACCACTACGGGCCGCGGCTCCACCACGACCGGCGGGTCGAACCGAGGCTTGACGATGATCTCGTCGGCGAGGTTCACGATGGGCCGCTTCGTGATGATGGCCAGTTCGCGCAGGGCGGGCGCCGGAGGCTCGGTGTACATGATCGAGTCGTAGCCCTGCGACCGGAGCGTTCGGGCGATTCGCTCCTCGACCTTCCGGTACGCCTGCGTGGACGTGATTGACTCGCGCCGCTCGTACCCGTACATCAGATCGTTCATGGACTTGCCGAACAGATCCTGGGCTGCCTCGGCTGCGCTCCGGTAGACCTTCGTGCGGTTGACGTCGATGATGTAGCGCGTGATCTGCTCGCCGGGGTGGAGGCTGGCGTACGCCCGAATCGACTCCTGCGACTCGCCGAAGAACACGCCGCGCCCGGTATCGGCCGTGTTCCCCACGCGCCATACCTCGACACGGCCCGGCGAGATCTCGGAAGCTGCCGCGTCGAGATCCATGAGGGAGGACATCCCGGCGGGTGCTGGCGCTGGCTCGGGCGGAGGCTCAACGACCGGCCGCGGACGCACCGGGTCGTTGTTCGCACGCTTCAGCGTGTCGCGCCAGTCAAGCTCGGTCTGGAGCCGGGTATGCAGCTGCCGCAGGTCGACCTCTGGATCCCCGCGCTGCGTTGCGATCTTGATCCGGTTCTTGAGACCGGAGATGCGGTTGTTCGTGCTCGTGATCGACTCGCTGATCTGCTGCGCCGGAATTCCGTCCAGTAGTGCGCCCGGCTTCAGCGGGAGGTACGCCGGAGCCAGTGTTGCAGGAGCCTCCAGAATCACGTCCTGCCCGGCCAGCCGAGGAGCAAGTTCGCCCTCCGGCCAGGACGCCTCCACCTCGGCCCAGGCCAGGTCGGCCTCCAAGGTGTCCTCGATGACGGCTTCGCCACCGGCCCACGGCTCGTCCGGCGGTAGCCACAGGTTGCCCTCCTCGTCCTCCAGCGTAGGCACGACCTCGCAGCGGCAGTTCGGATGCCAGGGCGGCTGCTCCCCGTCGTCCACCGAGTGGATCTCGGACGCGGCGTCGATGCACTCGTCGCAGGGATCCTCGGAGTCGATCCCGATGGTAGGCCCGTGGGCAACGCTCGACTCGTACGAGGTGATGCCGTTCGCCTGGTAGGAGTTGAGGGTGGTGGTCGTCCAGACCGCCGCGGTCTCCGTGCGCGCGATCCGCTCGACTTGGTACCGCTCCAGGGCGGGCCACTCCGCTCGGATCTGCGCCTGCACCTGCGACAGGGTCTTCGGGTTCCGCGGATCCGTGGCGCGCGAGATGAGTCCGGCCAGCCGGTCGGTGTGCGTGCCGTATGCCTGCTGGATAATCTTGCTGCCGCGAACGGAGTAGACCGCGTTCGGCATGTTGCGCGGGTGCGCCCACTCGAACGTCTTGTGCAGCCCCATGTGCTCCAGCGCGGACTGGCCCGCTACCGCGCTCGTTTCACCGGCCGCTCCGATGTACGCGCGCACGCCGCCGCTCTCAAGCGCTTCGACGTTGTTGGCGCCGCGCAGCGCCGCAGCGATCTCTGCCCGGTCGGGAGGGATGTACTCGCCGGGCGGTGGCGCGGCCCGGCGCACAGACAGCCAGAACCGCTTGAGCACGTTCGGGGTTCCCCACGCGGCCTGCGCGTACATGATCGCGGAGGTGAGGTGGTAGTCGCGGAACCATCCCTGGATCACCGGATCCATTGTCTCGATCCAGGCTTGCTCCTGATCCAGCCGCTGCTGGTACGCCCGTTGGCTCGTTGAGAAGGTGCCCTTCTCGACAGCGCTGGCTGCTTGCGCGTAGACGAAGAGCCGACGCAGGCTCTTCAAGTACTCGCGGGACTCGGCTACCGCCGCACCGCGCTCAGCGATCACCCGTCCTCCGACGCCGCCTGTGCGTACTCCTGGATGCGGGCATGGTTCTCACGGGCCTCAAGGAGCAGGGTAGCGACACCGGTGCGAAGGCCATCCAGGTTATCCCCGGCACCCTTCTCCAGTCCTGCTCCGGTCGGCGCCGCGCCAGGGCTGCCGCCTGCGCCGCTCGCGCCCGGTAGCTCGGTGAAGAGCATGTCGTTGTACTCGGATTCGATCTTGTCCGTACCCGCGAGGATGGCTCCGGTCTCGTCACGCAGCGGCGGCTGGTACACCGGCTCCATGCCCATGCGGCGCCGGGCCTCGCCCAGGGTGATGACGTCTGCGTGGAAGAGGAGTATCGATAGCTCGGCTTCTTGCCGCTCCGTCTCGATGTCGAGATCGTCCAGCACCAGCTGGTACGGGACGGCGACCTCACCTTCCCCGGTGATGGTGGTGGCGTGTGCCCGCTCCCACTCAACCTGGATGAGCCGGTTGAGGCGCTGGTCGTAGAGCGCCTGGCTCGGTGCAACCACGCCCTCCTTGTAGACTCTGTTGACTTCGTCAGCCAGGTTGCCGCCGAGCGTGCCTACGGTGACCGAGGCGATACGCTCGCCGGGGATCCGGTGCGACACCAGGATCGCCTTGTCGGCCCGCTCCGAGAGCTTCTCGAACGTGCCGTCTGCGATGCCCTTGCCGGACAGCTGCTGGAAGTCGATCTTGCCGTCGCCCGCGATGGGCACGATGATGTTGCGGTGCGGCTGCTTCAGGTCGACGGTGAACGCGCGCCGGATGTCCTCCTCGACGTCCGGGTCGTCCTCCAGGTTCGTGAGGATGATCGCCCAGCGAGGCTCGCGCCGGTTGGCGAAGAACTGGATGTTGTCGTCGCGCGCCGCGAGGGCCAGCGCGAGCCAGCCGACTGCCGAGATGTAGATCGGGATCCCGTACCAGCTTGAGCGCCGCGACTTCTTGCGGATGACGAACAGGTCGTTGGCCGGGTCGTTGATCTTCGTGAGCGAGCCGGTCTTCGAGTCGACCTCGACCTTCTCACCGGAGTCGGTCTCGGCTCCCCAGCGGCGGAACCAGACCTTCTTCTGGCCGCGGATCTGGACGAGCCGGAAGCCGTCCCGGTGCGCGCGGACGGTGTGGCCAGGGACGTGGTAGAGCTTGCGAGCGAGTCCTTGCGGGTCGCGCGCTACCTCGATCAGTCCCCAGCCCACCGTCTCGACGTCGTTCCAGGCTGCGCTGATGACCTCCTGCATCGACTCGTCGTCCGGGGCAAGGCTCTCGAACCAGGATGTGATCTCGGCAAGGGCCTCCGGGTTCGGCGGAGCCTCCTCATCGATGGCCTCCCAGTTCCACCCTGTGCCACACACGTCGACGGTCTTCTGTTCGAGGGCGCTGGAGTGGATCGGGTGCTGCTCTGCCAGGTAGACCAGCTGCTCCATGCGGTAGGGCGGCTCCTGGATTCCGCGGTCGCTGTACGAGAACGCGTCCTCGGGGATCTGCGTGCTCGACCACTCGCCGACCGCGTTCCCCGCGTCGTCGTAGTAGAGCACCTTCATGACCTTGCCGCGCTCGGTGCCGCCCGCCTCCCTGACTGCCTTGGCGACGTCTACAGGTGCGGTGACTCGCCCGGCGGGCGCAGAGGACTTCGGAGGCGTTGCCATGCTGGGAGTCTACCCGCAGCGGCGGTATGATCCTGGGCCGCTGCTATCCTCGACGCATGCGTCGGTTCATTCCGCAGTGGCTGGTACGAGCATGGTGCTGGGCGCACCACCATCCGCAGCAGCGGTACTACGCTCGCCAGGACGGCAAGGCGCTCGTGATCTACACGTGCGGCTGCGGCTCGAAGCAGAGCGCCACGCTGATGCCCGCGAACCGGCACATCCGGCGCCACGTGCGCAAGCACGCACGGTAATGCCCGGATTCCCGCCCGTGCGTAGCCGTGTGGGCGCGTGTGCGCGCTGTAGACTCTGTACGAGCGCTGAGCCGCGTACCGCGATAGGCGTGTGAAAGGGGCTGTGGTGGCTCAAATCCGGAAGCCGACGCTACTGATGACACCCGTGGGTTGGAAGCACGCCCTGGCGACGAGCGGCACGCCGGATGATCTCGTGGAGGAGCTTGGCCGGTGCGCCACGTCGTTTCGCCACTTCCTGAAGTACTGGCGCTTCACGAACCAGGACACCGGCGAGGTGCAGACCCTCGGCGAAGTCCTATGGCCCGCCCAGGAAGAGTTCGTGCGGGTGGCCGAGAGCGAGAACTGGGTGTTCTTCCTGAAGGCACGGCAGCTGGGTGAGACCACCATCGAGTGCGCGTTCGACGGATGGGTCACGCGCTTCGGCCCTCAGAACGCTCGCGTCCACCTGTTCCACAAGCGAGAGCTTGAGGCCATCGGTCTGCTGGAGCGCGTTAAGTTCGGACTAGAGAACCTGCCCGAGTTCATGAGGCTGCCGGTGCAGCGCGAGACCCTGACCGACTATCAGATCGGGAACGACGAGCAGGACACCCGGACGGTCAAGGCGTACCCGGCCGACAACGACACGGCCCGCGGCGAGACGTGCAACCACGCGCACGTGGACGAGTGGGCCTTCATGTCGAACCCCGGCCGGGTCTGGCAATCCATCGAGGAGGCGTGCGCAGGCACCGTCCACTTCGTGACGACGGAGATCGGCCCGGCGACGTACACCGCCACCTTCTGGCGCAGCTGCCTGGCCGGTGACCAGATCGACCGGAAGGGGCGACCGATCTACCCGTGCTTCATTGGCGCCCTCGCGCGTCCCGACCGTACGCCCGAGTGGCTGGCTCAGAAGCTTGCCGCCGCGCCGGACAAGGCCGCGGTCATGCGCGAGCTTCCGATGCGGTGGGAGGACGCGCAGGTCGCAGGCGGATCCAACGTCTTCACCACCGCCGAGATCGATGAGGCTGCGGTAGACGCGCGCGGGCTGATGCCTCCGACTGAAGGCCGGAAGTACCTCAAGTCCGTGGACGTCGGTCGACACAAGGACGCAGCCGTGATCATCGTGCTGGACGTGACCGACCCGGTGTTCGATGTCGTCCACTACCGGCGCCTGCGCGAGAAGACGTACCCGATGCTCGGCCGCGAGATCGAGGAGGTACACGGACTGTACCCCGGCCCGACCGTGATCGAGGACAACGCCGCGGGCGAAGCGGTGCGCGAGCATCTCAACATCCGCGAGCGTGAGGTACACGGGTTCAAGACCACCGCCCCGAGCAAGGCCCGCATCCTCCAGGAGACGAAGGCTCTGCTCCAGGCCGCGTGCTTGAAGTGGGATCCGCTGGCCTGCCCGCAGCTGGACGTGGAGATGCGCGGCTACGCGATCCCGGACGAGAACGTCGTGCAGGACTCCGTGATGACCCTGGCCATCGCTGTCGGGTGCGTCGGAGAACTGGCCTACAAGATCGGCCGGGTCATGGCCGTCCACTCCGCCTGACTACGTCAGGTTCCATTCCAGGATGACGGCACCGTTCGTCCCTGGCGCCCATGCCGCCACCTGAATCCAGTAGGTGTCCCCGGCGACCACGTCGAACTCGATGATCGGGTCGAAGTCCGGGGTGGGGTTGGAGGGGTCAGTGGAGTCGGTGGAGTCCAGTTCGGTGAGCGCACCCATGCCCGGCCCTCCGCCGTAGGCCGTCATCATGATGTTGAGCTTTGCCGGGGAGACGGGGAAGGACGAGGTGGAGTCCATGAACGTGGAGAGGCCGTTGCGCACCGACACGTGGTGCGGCCCGGCAGGCTCGTACTTCCACCAGAGCGACTGGTAGCCGAGCGAGCCGACCCAGTTCGCCCCGGCAGGCTCGGCGGTCTCCATGCCGTTGCCCGCGATGTCGACCGGCTCCAGCTGCTCCCATCCGGTGCCGGTGCCGATCCGGTGCATGGGCTGCGCCCGTGCGAAGTCGTCATTCGCCGCGGGGCGCCGCATCTCAACGGCTCGCTTGATCGAGATGAGCTTCGTGACAGGCATTTAGAACTCCGCGTTCCGGTAGTTCGGGAGAACCATTGATGGGTCGGTAGTGATGGAGACGTACCTGTTGCACCCGAGCAGCCCCTCGTAGCGAGGCTTAGTTCTGCCGCGGCCCATGCCAGTAGCCCACGTCGCGCACGGGTACCAGGCGTACTGCCGGGCAGCCGTGGCCGGTGGCGGAAACGAGATATCGTAGTGCCCCGGACAAGCCCACTGGGTCTGCATATCCACTTCGACAACTGCGCCGTTTGTGACGCGCAATTTCCATTGACCGACGTAGGGTATGGCAAGCACTGGATCCGTTCCATGCCTGTAGTCCACCGCGTCCGATGCCGTGAGTACCGTTGTTCCGCCCCACGTATCCCACAACCCTGCGGGTGTGTCTACAGGCGGGGTGCCGTCCGGAGGGAACGCGTCGATGCGGTAGTCCGTGCCCGTGTACACCGCTCGCACCCCTATGGCGCGTGCGAATCCAAACACCGCGCCGTGCTCCTGAGACGCGAAGTAGGTGCCCTGCTTAGTGAAGTTGAGTATCCCAGGCACCTTCCATGCCAGCGCCCCGTCACAGTCGTTCGGAGGGGCTGCGAAGGGGCCGCTCAGTGTGGCAACCCACGCCACCGCTTGTGACCCAACGGGTAGCCCACTGCCCGCAGGCGCTGGCCCACCAGGAGGCTCGGAAGGCCGGACACCGGAGAACTGAAGAGCAACCGAAGACATCTTAACGGGCGGGCTGTCTTCCCACTGGTGGTAGATGATGTCTCCCGACGTGAGCGGGCGGGTGGTATATCGCCAGACTCCGATTCCTGCAACGAGACCCCGCATCCCTACGTCGGTTCCGTAGTACAGCTCTTCCCCGTCCTCGAGTCGGAAGTTGGCGAATTGCTCCCACTCAGGGTAACAGCCCGGCTCGTAGGGTGCGACTAGCGCAGCTTCCGGGGTGGTGATGTCGTAGGTCATCCCGGTGAACGTCGAGGACGGCGGTGACCCGTGCACGGCGGGCGCGCCCGCGAGCAACGTTGCGAACTCAGCAACCGACAGGATCACCACCGCGTACGCCATGTCCTCTGTGCAGACAGGAACGTTGGCGGAGAAGGTCAAGCCGGTCTCGTCGCCGGTGCCGACGACCCCGTCGTAAGTGAATGTGGTCATGGCTTCCTGACCGTACAGTACATGGCCATCCGATAGTTACTGATGCTGGCAGTCATCCCGCTGGGATCTGGAGGGACGGTCGTTCCACCGTACCCTGTGCGGAAGTGGGTGGTGAACCCGACCGACGCACCTCCGTTCATCGCGTAGGTGTGCTGTCCCGCAATCCCCACTCCGAGGTTCGGAACAAGGGTACCGATGTGGTACACGCCCGCGGGCATCCGACCTTCGCGGAGCAAGGTGAGGCTGGTCGTCGTCTGCCAGGCCGGTGAGGCGCCTGGGGTCGCTGGCAACGCACCGTACCCGACTAGTGCTCCGGGTGCGCCACCGCCGTCATCCGCCCAGACGGCGAGCACCTGGTTGACGCCATTTCCGAATGCGTCGAAGCGGTCTCCGTACCAGGAGATACTTTCAAGAATCCCGCCGGTGAAGTCTGAAAGGGTGTGGGCGGTTGCGTCCACTTCTCCGAGTCCCCAGGAGTTGGCAACGAAGCCGGTGATATCTGTTACGCCCAGGATCTGAACCTTGCCCTCGTAGTCCGCCGCGATCTTGAACTTCCGCCGACGTGCTCGTGAGAGGGTTGTCGGGTACCCGACAATGGCGACGTCCTTCTCGGCCAGAAGCAGTGCGGCCATCTCGCTGCTATAGATCGGAACCGACTTGTAGGACTGGGTCGAGATGTCGTCGCCCACGTCGTTGACGTTCGTGAGTGCCGCACCGCCGTTGATGATCGGGTACGAGCCGAGTGCCGTGTTGTGGAGAGCCAGGATCTGAGCGGCGGTCAGGGCCGATGGGATGTACGCCGCATGGGACACCGACATGTCCGCGGCGAGGTTCACGTTGTTCATCCCGAAGATCCAGTCCGAACCCGAGATGCCTGCAGGGTTGAACGTGGTCGTCGCTGCCTGGAGAACCCCGTTGACGTAGAGCGTCATTGCGTTGCCTCCTGTCAGCACGGCCGCGAGGCTATACCACTGACTGAGAGTCGAGACTGCGTCGGCCTTGGCGACGTTGCTCCCGCCGTTGGCGAACACGTCGAAGAAGTCCGTGCCAACGCCCTCACCGAGGGTGAGTCCCCAGGAGTTGACGACCGTGAATACGTTGCCGCTCGCAAAGCAGATCCCGATCTCGCCGGAGGCATTCCTCTTGGCCAGGGCGAATATCGTCGCGTTGTCCCTGTCGGCAAACGGCGCTTTGTCAGTCCAGCCGTTGGCTGTCCCGTCGCCCCTCATGGCGACTGTGCCTGCACCCGGAAATGCCGTCTGCGCCACTTGGTACGACAAGCCGCCGCCGTTGTTCGTGAAGTGGTTGGCATTGCCGGAGGAGTCTTGTGGATGGCCCGAGGCGTCGTCCAGCTTGTAGAGGCCCAGCGGGCTGTGAGCGAGCAGTGCTTGGCTGAGAGCGGTCATGCGCTCACGAACCTTGAGGCTACGTCGATCTTCCGCGCGCGGGCACGGGTAACCGTCGTGTTAGAGACGACGGCGACATCCGGGAGAGCGATCACAGCCGCCAACTCGGTGGGAGTCAAGGTCGTGCTCTTGTATGACAGAGCATCGACATCGACCCCGTCCACGTTGACGTTAGTCAGTGCCGCTTTGCCTCCGTTCCAGATGGTGTACGCCGATACGTCTCCCTTGACGAAGACCATCTCACTGACTCCTTGATCTGCGAGGGACAGCGTGATGGTGGGGTCTTCGCTTGCAGGAACAGAATACTGCTTCGATCCAGTCCAGATAGCAACCCCTGTTCCGAGATGGTAGATATTTGTGTCATGCACCGGGAACCCAGTGGGGTCAACGGGGACTGTCCAGTTGTTGCCATTCGTATTGAGGGCGAGAACGGCAAGGCCGGGGAAAGGAGGAGTGTCAGGGCCAGGAGCATAAGCGGTTGTCCCGCCCGGAGTGTTCTGGACGGTTCCAATCGTGGGCGCCACGAATACTGCGGCGCAGTCCTTGATAGCAAGGACGCAGCCACCACCGAAGGAACCAGCACTCACCGTAGTAGTCCATGAAGCAGGTTCGGACAAGGCTTTCTTGTAGTAGATGTACCTTACGATATTCGTGCAAGGCTCCCTGACTCCAAGCTGAGTCCAACCAGCCGGAGCCGTCGGGACAGTGATTGAACTCGGGAACATGTTGAGGTACCAAAGGAGAACATCTCCATCAGCCGTACCCGCAGGCTTTGCGTTTACATAGGTTGTACCACCGGAGGACTCGGCGTAGCTATGCGCTCTGATAGAAGGAAGAGGCAGGGTAGCCATGGCTACGCCGAGAGGTAGCCACCGGCGATGGACACGACCCGCCGCTGGGCAGACGTTGCTGCGTCCGCCATGACGGCAACATTAGCCAGTGCCAGCAGTGCGGCAAGCTCCGTGTTCGTCAGCGTGACCCCGGTCTTGTAGGTCAGCGAGTCGACGTCCGTACCACCGGCATTGACGTTGACCAGCTGTGCGTCCGAGGAGTTGATGATCGTGTACGCGGCCATGCTGGGATCTTACCCCGCGGAGGAGCGAAGGTCGAACGGCCCTCGCGGGTCGTTCCAGCCCTGACCCCATAGGAGCGAGAGCCTGTCGAACCACTCCTCGTACTGCGCGCCCACCGTCTCAAGGCTGAACCTCCCGTGCGCGTACGCGCGGATCGCGTCCCGGTCGAGTAGCATTGCGTCCTCGACAGCCTGGCGCCCTCCGCCCAGCGTACGGAAGCGGTACCCTCCGATCCCCTGCGGCACGGTCTCGGTGAAGGCACCCCAGTCCGTGGTGATCGCGGGAGTCCCGGACATCATCGCCTCGACGGCCACGCCGCCGAACGGCTCGATGTATGTCGTGGGTACGAGCACGGCCGCGGCGCCGGACATGAGCTTGGCGCGCTGGTCGATGTCGACCAGCCCAAGGTACTCGATGTCTCCTTCGAGGCGCATCTCATCTGCCTGGACGTATCCCTTACCCCACTGCTTGCCGCCCTGGCCTGCGATCTTCAGGGGCAGCCCCGTCTCCTTTGAGATCTGGTTGGCGATGTGAACACCCTTGCGTCCGATCAGCCGACCGACGTAGAGGAGGTACGGCTTCGCCTTGGGCGAACGCCGGGCAGCCGGGAACTCCTCCGGGTCGAAGAAGTTAGGAATGACCGTGTCGAACCAGATGCCGTCTCCGATTCTTTGGTCGCCATAGCAGTAGTGCATCCAGGCGTAGCTCTCCCAGCACTTGTTCGGCGAGAACGTGCCTGAGTACCCGATGCCCCACTCACAGGACTGGAGGTGCGAAAGGTCGTGTGCGATCTGTGCCTGGCACACGCCTGCGATGATGCAGACGATGTCGCGCGGCTCGGCACGCTCACGGATCTGCTGGGAGGCTCGCCAGTTCATCTCGCGCCAGTGGACGTCGTTCGGATCCCAGGTGATCGGGTAGAAGCCGGACTGGTCGTACTCACCGAACCACTCCGCCTGCTGCGCCTTCGTGACCGAGACGATGTGCTCAGTACACTCGGCGTCGTTCTCCTCGCCCGAGTAGATGAAGACCTCGTGCCCACGGGCCGTCATCATCTTGCCGAACTTGCGCACCTTCTGCGTGTAGGCGCAGGCGTTGTACGCCGCGGTGGTCTGCGTGTGCGGGAGCGAGACGACGTGGAGGCGGTGCTTCACGCCGCGAAGCGTAGCTGCCGCCTACGTCTTGAAGGGTTCGCCCTGGCTCAGACTGCGTACTGCTCGCCCTCGGCCTCGATCACGCAGGTGAGGGTCGTAGCCGCGCCGCCGACGATGAAGTCGGTGGAGACCAGCTTCAAGGAGCAGTAGTAGTCGTAGCTCTGCTTGGCCGCGACCGGGTAGTCGAAGAACATCTCGGTGCCCGCCGCGTTGCCGCCCGTCGCGCCGATGTACAGGCGGAACGTATCGGCGAGCAGCTTGTTCGCCACGTGGATGTGGCGGACGACGTCGTAGATGAGCGCCGAGGAGTTGTTGTACACGTTGGTCGTGTACGTCGTGGTCAGGGCGAGAGGCCCGAAGGTGCGCTTGATCGTGCCAGCCATCTACTGCTCCCGTCCGAAGTCGTTGATCATCACGCTAGGGAGTCTACACTCGACCTGCGTCCCGTATCGGCCTGCTACGGGATGATGATCGGCTTCTTGGCCCAGCCCTTGTCGATCTGGTGGACGCGCAGTCGGCTCTCGCAGATCGGGCAGTACAGAAACGCCTTGAAGGGTTGCCAGTTCTCCTGGACGTAATCCGAGAGCTTGCCGGGGCACGGCCCCGAGGGGCAGTCGACGTTCAGGCCCTCGAAGTACGAGCGGAGATCCTTGTTGGTGCTGAGGTCGAGCGCGTCCACGGGTACAGCGTACCGGCTAGTGGAGGTGGCTGGCGACGACCCACCAGTGGTGGTTTGAGTCGTTCTGGATGTGGACGCTCTCGTTCTGGTTGGCGAGGACGTACGTCGTCGCGGCGTCGTCCATGAAGTCGTCACCGTTGACCTGCCCGGTCATCGGGGTAACCGTGATGACGTTCGCGGTCGCGTCCCGCTTCTTGATCTTCATTTGCTTGCCGTATGGCCTGCGCGGCCCTACGTCGAGCGTGGCCGGGAGGGCGATGATGGCCTCGCCCAGCGTGCAGTCGACAACGATGAGATCGTCAACAGCGCTCGCCAAATACGTGTCTGGATCAGATGCGGTTGCGAAGAACGACCAGTTCCCTCCGCCGCGCCAGAGTGGAACAATCCAGTCTTCGGAGATGTCCACCTCGCTGATCTGCCCCACCTCAGACGTAGTCGGCCGGACGCGCCACCACAGTTTCGTGTACGGCCCGATGTCGAGCTTCGTGCCAGTGACACCGTCCCACCTGTATCGGAGGGTAAACGAGTCGATAGCTGCCGCTGCGCCGACTAAGTCAACGAGCCTAAGCCAGCCGGTGTCATGGACTGATTGGACGGGGAAGTAGTCTTGACCAGACTCGCTCTGGAGGAGGGTCGTGTCGAGGATGGAGTAGTCCACGCCGTTGTAACGGATCGCGTATTCGCCGTGGCCCTCCTGCTCGTAGACCTGGAGCATGATCTCGCCGTACTCCGCGGTCGCTTCGCGCGATGAGTAGTTGGTGATCGTGAACGGGTTGCTCCCCCAGGTAGTTGATTCGACAACATCCACAAACGTCGTGCTGGTGGTGTTCGATACAACGGCGTCAGTTTCCAGCGCGGGAGTTTCCTCCCAGATGCCGCTGCCTCCGCCTCCCGGCCCCGTCGCGCCGGTAGGGCCTGGCTGCCCAGGAGGGCCGAACGGGCCGACATCTCCGTCATCTCCTTGAGGGCCTGCAGGGCCGGTGAAACCGGTGGGGCCACCTGATGGGCCAGTCCACCCTTGCGGCCCGGTGGGGCCGGTCGCCCCTCCGGGGTCTCCGGTAGCGCCAGTAGGCCCTGTAGTTCCGGTCATCCCCTGTGGGCCAGGCGGGCCGTCATCTCCGTCGTCCCCCGGAAATCCTCGCGGCCCGAGGCTTCCGACCGGGCCGGTCGCTCCTGTGACACCTGCTCCGGTCGCTCCGGTAGAACCGGTTGCGCCGGGAGAGCCAGTATTCCCGAACGGCCCCGTGGCTCCTGTGGTACCAGCACCAGTGGCCCCGGTCGCGCCGCTAGGCCCTGTAGATCCTGTGTTGCCCGCACCTGTAGCGCCGGTGAACCCGAGACCACCGCTCGGCCCGGTAGGCCCGGTACGACCGGTTGCGCCGGTATGGCCCTGGGCACCCGTAGGGCCGCTCGGGCCTGTAGCCCCGGACTCACCGATAGGGCCAGTGGCGCCTGTGATGCCTGCGCCTGTATTGCCGCGTGGCCCCGTAACTCCCTGCGCGCCTGTAGGGCCGGTTCCTCCGATGGGGCCGGTGGATCCGGTCATGCCTATCGGGCCGGGCCACCCATCGTCGCCGTCTGCTCCGTCATACCCAGGCGGGCCGGTCGGCCCCATCGGGCCGGTCGGCCCGCCGCTCGGGCCGGTCGGGCCGATAGGCCCAGTTGCACCTGTTTCGCCCGCACCGGTTGCTCCGGTGTTGCCGAACGCACCCGTAGCCCCTGTGTCGCCCTGCGGCCCTGTGGCGCCCGTGTTGCCACCGGCTGGGCCGGTAGGCCCGATAGCGCCCGTAGCCCCTGTGTTGCCCGCACCGGTGGCGCCTGTGGCGCCTGTGGGGCCGGTGGCGCCTGTGTTGCCAGCACCCGTTGCGCCGGTAGGGCCGAATGCTCCTGTGAACCCGACCTCGCCTGCGCTCGAACCCTTCCACGAGACGGCGCCGCTCGGCAGGATCTTGACGGTGGCATGGTTGTCGAACTGGTCGGTGGCCGGGAGCCGCTTGTCGAAGTCGGGAACGAAGCCCGCCGGAAGATTGAAGATCGTGGATCCAGCTGCTCCTCCGGTTACCCCTCCCTCGATATCAAGGTTGCCGTCCGTGCGCCAGCGGAAGCGCATCGGAGTCTCGCCACCGCCTGAGTTCTGCCATACGCCCTCGAACGGAGGACTATCCGGAGTGGTGTTCGGCCCTGCGGGGTAGGTGCCGACGTAGATCCACGGGCCGGGCGGGCGCTTCTCGACCGCCTGCATGCGGCGCTCGTGATCACCGAAGACCTTGGTCTCGGTGGTCTGCGGCTGAAGGTGCTTGCTCATGCGCCCTGGCTCGAAACGATCATGTTCGTGACCTGCTCGCCTGCGGTCTTCCCGACCTCAAGGTCGAATCCGTAGACGCGCTGATAGCCCGAGACAAGCTCGCGGGTAACGGGGAACGGAGACCGCGAAGCGTTCACACGGATAGTGTCGCCGACGAACCACGCGTCGAATGGTACCGACGAGATCTCGGGAGCCGGGATGACCGTGACCATGTCGCGCGGATCCTTCTGGAGCGCGATGCGCTCATCGGCGAGCAGCTGGAGAAGCTCGACCGTCTCGATGTCCGAGATCACCTCGGCCACCTCGAACGTCCCGAAGGTCGTCTTCGAGGTTGCGTCCGTGGAGACGGCCCGTCGCCCCGTCGTGCTCTTGCCCCACAGCGTGACGTCGTTGTACAGGTCGTCCATCGTCTGCACGCGCTGGAAGCTCGTGGCCGTCCGCGGAGGCGCGGCGTACCCGAACACTACTGCCTCCTTCTGCAACCCCAGACGTGATACCGCTCCGAGACGAAGGTGCTTGCCGTCCGTGACGTTCTGATAGTCCTGGGTGATGTCCATCGTGCCGGTGTCGCAGAGCGTGACGACGGACGGGAGGATGTACGCCTGGTCGTAACCCACGGTCTGGTGCGCAGTACCCACGCTCCAGGTGCCGGTGCTCGTATCGTCCAGCCCGATGTTCTGCCCCTTGTAGACGTGGGTGCGCTCAACCATGTCTCGGAAGATCACGGCGCCCGGCGTATCCCACCACTTCACCTGCTTGTAGACCGTGCCGTCGCTCTCGCGCACGAGCCGCTTGCCAAGCAGGTGCAGCGGCGAGTAGCAGGTGACGTTGGTGCGCACGCGCGAGCCGTCGCCGGAATCCTCCAGAGTCCAGACCCGGCCGACGAACCGGATGACCCAGTTGCCAGGGTCGGTGCCCACCTTCCTGAACGCCTTGACCATGCGGACGCCGCACGCCATGTACGGGTATCCGTCCGTATGCACGATGTTCGTGAGCGGATCCTCGGACGGCAACGAGAAGGTCAGCATGTCCGGCCGGTTGAGCCTGAACTGAAGCGCGATGTCGTCGGCCGTCCCGGTGACGAGCGTGATAGTCGCCCCGAGGAGATCGGTGACGACCAGGCGCCAGAAGACAGGAGGATGCGCGGGCGCGGCCACGGCCTACGCCCAGGCTGCGTTGGCGAGGACGGATGCCGTCGCGTTGGTGACGGTGAGCGTATCGCCGCCTGCGGGGATCGGGAAGAAGTCCGAGTTCTCCAGGTCGAGGCCACCGAGCCGGTCGGCCTCATCGCCGTTGTTGTACATCGTCTCCTTGAACATGTCGATCTCGATATAGACGCCAGCGCCGAGGGTGCCCGTCCAGGTGATGTTCGTGCCGTCCGCGCGCTGCAACGTGAAGCCAGAGGACGGGCCGAAGACCTTGACCACTGGCCAGGTCTCCGCGTTGCCCGCGTTGCCCACCGCGGTCGCAATTCCGTCTGGGAGGTTCGTGACGATCTGCGTGTAGGTGAGTGGGTAGGGCCGGTCGGCGACGAAGGTGATCTGGAATCCGTGCGGGCCGGATAGGCCGAACGGGAAGTCGCTGTTCTCAACGGCCTCGTAGTGCTTGACCTCAAGGAACCGGGTGGCCTGGCCGGAAGGGATGAAGAAGCAGCGGCCCTGATCCTTCATCAGCGACTCGGCTACGCCGCGGAGCTTGTCCTCCATCGCGGTGCGGATGGCGTTCGTCTCGGCCATCACGATCCCCTCGATGGTGAACACGCGGAAGTCGCGCAGGAAGGCGTGGCCGATGCCGCCGCTCTTGTGCGGGCGCGAGTCCATCGGGTTGCGAATCGGCGCGCCGTCCAGCCCGGTGATCTTCTGGATGAGATAGCCGTTGCCGACGCCGGGCGCGTAGGGCGTGATCACGCCGGACAGGCTGGTCGGGTTGACCGAGAAGTCGTTGAACGCAAGCTCGACGTTCTGAGCCGTGAGCAGACTGAGCGGGACGCCGATCTCCATCAGTCCCACGCTCCCGAGGTAGCCAGCCGCATCTGCCGCGAGGTGGCGAACTTGTCGCGCGGGATCTCGTTGTAGTGGTTCGTCTGGTGGTAGTTCATCGTCTTCCCGTTACCCATCGCCATCTGGTCACCACCACCTTGCCGGTGGAAGATGCTCGACGCGAACTGCGAGAAGAAGGAGCCGCGCAAGTCCATCGCTGCCTGCATCTCGCGGAGCCGCATCTGCTTGGCCGCGTCGGTGCCCTTCTTCTTGAGCGCGAGGATCTGCTTCTCGACCCGCGTCAACTCCTCCTGGATGCGGGCGCGCTCCTTGAGCGTGTGCTTCTTGTGCTTCAGCTGATCCTCCAGGTACGCCTTCTCCTGGTTCCACGCCTTCAGGTCGTCGGCCTTGCCCTTCGTGCGCTCGGCCTTGGCGATGTTGATCCGGATCTGCGCGGGCGAGAGCAGGAGGACGCCAGCCGCCTTCTTCTTCTTCTTGGTCTCGGTCTCCTCCATGCCCTTGATCTGCTGGTCGATCCCGGTCAGCTGCTGCTCCAGGTCGCGGCGCTGTTCGAGCGAGAGCTTGCGGGTGCGCAGCACGCTGTTGATGTACGCCATCTCCTCGCGGAGGACGGCGCGGTCGTCAGCCGTCTTCTTGGTGCGCTCGGCCTGCGCCATCTTGATGTCGAGCTTGACGAATCCCGCTCCGAGGATGTCCGCGGAGGACAGCACGGCGGGAGCCTTCGGGGCCTTCGGGGCCTTGGCAGCCTTGACCTTCGGCTTCTTGATGGTGCCGCTCTTGCCGGGATCCTTCGCGTACTCGGTCTGCTCACCGGCAGCGGGAGCTTCTCCGGGCTTCGGGCCTGCCTTCCCCGCAAACACCTCGGCGTCGTGGTAGGTGTACCCCTTGCCGACCATCTGCTCCACGATCTTGTCGCGCAAGCCTCCAAGGTCAGGTGCGTTCTTCGCCTTCTCGTACGCAGCCCGCAGCTGCTCCTGCACCTTGGGATCCGCCATGTGCATTCCCGCGTTCGCCGAGGCATCCGAGATACCCGCGGAGACCAGGCCGAGCTTGGCTGCGAAATCGTACGCCCACCCTCCAGCCTTCTTGAAGATCTTATCGAGGTGGGTAGTGCGCAAGATGAGCGTGGAGATTCCGAACGATGCGGCGACGAGCATTCCGTACAGGCCCGCCTTCCCGAGCGAACCGGCGAATGCCTTAGTCGTGCCCGTTGCGATGACCTCGGCTTCGGAGGTGGCGATGACCGCGCCCTTCAGATAACCGGCCTTGACCGCGGCCACGGCCTGGGCAATCGACAGCCGGTTGGTAGCGACGGCATACAGAAGCGTGGCGGTGCGCGCAATCACCATCATCGTGCGCAATGCTCCGAGCGCGATCCGCGCCGCGATAGCCGCGACCTTCAGTCCCACCAGCGCAACGACCAAGATCATGAGTGGCTTGCGCACATGCGTGAGCGCCCCGGCGAAGTGCGCCACGCCCTTGGCGATCACGGCGACCGCAGGGATGAACGAGGTCACGAGACTTGCCGCCGCTTCATCGATGGTGTCCTTGGCGATGCGCAGCTGGGTGTTGAGCGACTTCTTCGTCTTCTCGGCCAGGCTCTCCGTGTGGGTGCTCAAGCCTCCGTAGCGGGTATCGAGGATGTGGAGGAGATAGGCCTGCGCGGCAGCGATCCCGTTGGTCGCCTCCATCGCGGCGAGCGACTTCTTCTGCGCGTCCGTGAACGTAACGCCGGAGCGGCCGAGGATGCCCAGGTACTTCGCGGGATCCTGCATGGCCTTGCCGAGCGCGATGCCGATGGCCTTCGTGCTCTTGCCGGTGGCGATGGAGATGTTCTGGACGTGCTCGATGGTGCGGTCGAAGACCATGCCGAGTCCCGGCCCGAGGTTGCGGATGTTCGTGAAGCGGAGCAGCATGTTTTCGAGCGCGTAGTTCGCTCCGGCCGAGGTACCCGTCAGCTTCGTCATGTGCTCCGATAGCTCCTTCGCGTGCTCCCCAGTCACGCCAGCAACCCCGCCGGTGGCCTCGATGGCGTTCGAGACCTTGAGCCATCCTTCGTTCGACTCCTTGAGGTAGTGGATCCCGCCTTCGAGCGCGAAGTACGCAGCGCCCAGGCCGATGAACCCGGCCATGTGCCCGGCGCGTCCCGCCGCCTCGATACGCATGGCAGCCTTGCCCCACAGCGCGCCAGAGCGGCCCGCTGCCGCACCGGCGGTAGCAGCCGCGGCACCGGCTGCGGCAACGCCGGAAGCAGCCGCAGCACCGGCCTCCCCTGCGGCTACCTCCGACTTCGCCACCATGCCGAAGCCCCGAGCGATGTTGTTAGTCGCTGCGGTGGCCTCGGCCTCGGCCTTCGCCAGACCCGTATTGAACTGAGACGAGTTGACGGTGAGGACGTAGGTTGCCTTGCCGAGTTCAGGCATCCGGCACCTCCTTGCTACTCATCGACTCACGCTCCACGTTGATGCGCAGACCGGCCGCAGCAACGGACTCCTGCGTCGGAGCCACGGTAGGTGCGTCGTTGCCAGGCTCGTACCCGGCGGCTCGCGCCAGGCGCCGGTGAACCTTGCCACGACCTTCGTCGGTGAGGTGCGGGAAGTCGGCCGCGTGCATCAGCGCCAGTTGCTCCTCGGCTTCGAGGAGCGGAAGCTGTCTGATGTAGACGCGGCGTACCGCCCGCGGGAGCCGAGCAAGCTCGAATGGCGAGAGGCCGTAGAAGCGCGTGAGCCGTGGCCAGTGCTCGATGTCATACGTCGTCAACACCGTCCTCTGCGGCCGGAGTCATGTCGTCGTCTGGCTCGGCTGCCATCTCCGTCTGGATCGCCTGGAGCAGCACGACTTGCACCGAGAGCGGAAGCTTCTCGGCGACGTCACGCGGGATCGACGTGAGCTTCGATAGGATGAGGATGCGGCAAGTGCGGAGCCGGGCCGCGATGGCCTGGCCGTCCGTGAGCCGGTCGGTCATATCCAGCTGCTGCTGGATGAGCGAGTGGCGCGAGAACAGCGCCATCGCCTCTGCCTCCTGCTCGGGCGAGAGGTTGTCGGCCCCGAGCAAGTCGTACTCGACACCGTCGAGGAGGATCTGCTTCGGCGGAGCGACTGCCGTACTGAGGATGAGCGGGAACTCGGTCATACGTGTTCGACCTCCAGGGTGATGCCGTAGTCGGCAAGTTCGGAGGCGCGCTCCTCAAGACCGGCAAGCTGCACGTCGAGGCGGGCGAGAACGATCCCGACCTCCCGTGCGTCCCGAGCCAAGCGCTTAACCGCCGCGCGGGCCGGGCGAAGGTCGATGTTGACCTCCACGTTGAGACTTCCAGGCTGTGCCATGAGGCTGTGCCCTCCAGGGTTGTTGGTACGTCGTCCCTGGGATCTTACGACCGGCGCGCTCGCGGTATGCTCCTGCGGCGCGGTAGCTGCTTCGGCTCGCGCTTCTGCTGCACGGTAACGACCGACAGGTCGGCGGTGGAGAAGGCTACGGGTTGCGGAGGATCGCTACGGGGTGCCAACGCGCAGCTTGCCGAATGCCAGGCTGTCGTCGGTGCGATCCGGGTCTGCGATGGCGTGGAAGCTGACTGCAAGGACGGCCTTATTGTCCTTGACGTAGTCGACCTCCGGGGCGCCCGTATTGAAGCAGGAGGGAACCTGATACTGGAGTGGGAAGTCGCCTTCCGGCGAAAGGTGGTCGTTGCGGGCGAGCAGCGCGATCATCTCGACGCCGGAGCCGCCGCGGTAGAGCTTGACGTCCTTCTGGCCGACACCTACGACCGGGCCGGTCGCGGCCTGGTTGAGTGCAAGTGCGTAGTTCTCCAGCGACATGGTCGCAATGGAGAAGCTGATCTCCAGGCCCTCTTCGGAGCGGATGGCCTTGATCGGCGCGGTGACCTGATCGGCGCGAAGCTCGACCACCGTCTGCGGGTGGCCTACCTTAACGCCGCCCTCGGTGTAGCCGACCTTCGTCCAGAAGCCTGAACCGGCGCCGTTAAATCCGGCTCCCGGCGTGTAGGTGTCGACGAGATCGGGGAAGGGCGAGCCGACCGGAGCGAAGTAGATATCCGCTGGGCCAGCGATGATCTCGTACGGCTTGACGTTCGCAGTGCTCACGGTAGGAAGTCTACACCGCTCCGCCGTCCCGCATCACGCGCTTCGCCTTCCCGCAATCACGAGAGCGGCCCGCTTGCGCGGGCCGCTCCGTCAAGTCCGGCTGGCGTTACAGGCCGCGGGACTGAGCTTCACCGAGGAGCGCGTTGAGTGCTTCCCAGTCGTTCGTCTCGCGCCGTACGCTGGCGAGCGTGCTGAGCAGCTTGCCGTCGTTCATTGCGCGGAAGTTGCGGAGCCTGCCGGTCGGGCCTCGCCCGGTGCAGTAGGCGGGGTTCTCGCGCGCCCAATCCGGGTTGAAGTTGGGAGGCTCGGTCTGGCCGCTGATGACCGGGGCCGGGGCCGGGGCCGGGGTCGGGGTCGGGGTCTGGTCGTTGGCGATGCGGCGGGCGACCCGGAGATGCGCGGGCTGGGCCAGGAGGCGGATGTCGTTGCCGTCGTCCTCGCCCTGCGCCGGGCCGCTTCCGCGGGAGGCGTTCAGCATCTGGCTCAGGAGGGCTGCGGTGTTGTTGTTGGCGCTCATGGTGTGCTCCTTGCTGGTGGGTGTGTGCTGCATGACCTCAGTATCGGTCGGTTGCCGGTAGAAGGCAACCCCTCGAATGGGGGATCAGCTTGCCGGGTACTCGGCTACCAGCTGGTCGGTCTGCTCCGTCCAGATCTCGGCCTTGGCGCCGTCTACGGCCTTCTCAACCGCGACCTCGTGGGCCTGGGGCAGGGATAGGCCGACCGCCTGAATGGTCGTGTTGCTCTGCGTGGTGACTTCGACGCAGTAGGTGTATGTGGTCATGGCGCGTTCTCCTTCTGGTGGGTGGGTGGGTTCCTACGCGGCCTGGAGTACGTCGAGGCTGATGTCCTCGACCCGGTAGGCCAGTTCGTCCGTGTACCAAGTCTGCTGGTTCGCCGCGATGTACTCCTGCTCGGTGCCGTCCTCGAAGCTCACGAAGACCCGCGGGCAGTCGCCCTCCATGTCGGCCGAGTCGTGGATCTTGGTGACCGTGCCGCGCTCGGTGCCGTCGAGGATCTTGTCGCCGACCTGGAGCATGTCGCCGTACATGTCGCCGATCTTGTCTGCTAGGGCCGTCATGGCTAGACCTCCTCGCCCGTGGCGGTGTCGATGACGACCGCGGTGATGGTGTCGCCGAGGTGCCGGGTGTCGCGGCGGTAGCGCCGCGCCAGGTCGAGGGCCTTGGCGAGGTTGTCGCTGCGGAAGATGACCTCGGCGAAGGCGACGTAGGTGCCGTCCTCGGTGGTGAAGGCTTCGGGCCGTACGCCGCAAGCGATGAAGCGCCGCGGGGTGCGCGTCCGAACCTGCTGGCCGCGTACGTTGAGGGTGTGGGTCTTGACCGTCATGGTGGCTCCTTCGGGTGTGGGTGTGTGCTGCATGACCTAAGTATCGGTCGATGCGGCCCGAACAGCAACCCCCCGAATGGGGGATCCTAGAAGACGGGGTCGCTACCCAGCGAGACCTCTGCGAACAACAGGGTCTCCCAGGTCTCGGGCGAGTCGTAGTGCATCGACGGCCCGGCCACCACGTTGATGTAGTGGATCAGGTACTTCCGGTCGGTGCTGGCCTGGCGCGCGAGCACGCGCGAGCGGCCGTCCAGCCAGCGCTGGCATCCGCGCACGATCCGATCCGACATCTCCAGCGTCCCGGCAAGGCACCGCACCTGCGTGCGCACCGAGATGAGAGGCGTGTACAACTCGATCCGAGGCATGCCCGCGTCGACCACGCTGATCACACCAGCCTGTTGCTGTGCGTCGTTCGCCGGGCCGACAACCACACCGCCCGGTGCGATCTCGGGATCGGACAGGCGCACGAGGACGTCGCGGATCAACTCGGCGGGTGAGATCTCTTCGAGCGTGAAGTCCGTCATAGCCCCTCCTCCCTCATCGCTTGCCGGACGTACCTATCGGTCTTCGCCCGGCCGATCTCAAGGCCCTGCGTAACGCCGGGATGGCCGCGGCCGACCCACTCGACGCAGGCATACGGAAGCCACGACCCGACCTCGATGGCCGGGCCGGTCGGAAGCGGTGTCGGGTGCAGCGCCTCGCGGAGCAGCAAGTCGTGCTCGACCGCGTCCCGCGCGTCCTCGGCTGCGTACTCGTAGCCGACCGGCGCGGCGTGAACCGAGCGGGCGAGCGTGCCGAAGACCTTGTGCGTGACCAGCTTCGTCTCGCGCGCAACCTCCATGCCGATGCCGACCAGTGCGCGCGCAGCCGCCCGGTCGGTCTTGTGCCGGATGCTCATGCCGTGCCAGTCGCGGGCCATCGGCATGCTAGTTGCCCGGCCCCGTCTGAACCCACAGCTCGAACTCCAGGTGGTGCAGACCGACCGCGTCGTAGATGTCGTCGCGGCTGGAGACCTTCGTCTTCGGGGTGATCTCGTGGCCGTTCGCGTCCACGATGCGGAGCGAGTCGTCCTCGTAGATGTCGGCGTCCGGGCCGGTGAATACGCAGAATCGGTTTTGCAGGACGTCAACCGCGCGCTCCTGCATCACGAAGCCTCCCGACTTCGGGTAGCAGCGGCACGGGTACGTCGTAGCGAGGGCGCTGGTGATCGTGCCGGGGTTCGATCCCTTCGCCTGACCGAAGCGGTCGACCTGTGGGTTGCCCTCCGTGTCTACGGGGCGCCGGTAGACCTCCGCCGTGTGGATCAGCAGGCCGTCGAAGGACATGGCCTAGATCCCGTAGAAGCTGATGTCGAGCGTGCCCGCCACCGTGATCGTGACCAGCCCGTCGCTGTCGTTGTACAGCACCGGTGGCCACGGCCCGGCCCACTTCGTGATCCCTGCGGCCACCGCGATGTCCTTGTCGGCCAGGGCCTCGCCGGAGACGGTTGCCGTAGAGATCACCGTGGCCGTTGCGGGTGCACCGCTGGGGTTGGTGATCTTGACGATGACGTTGCCGTCGTTCGGGAAGGTGACTCCGTTGCCGTCTGTGATGACGTACGGAGCCGGGTCGGCCACGCCGGTGCGTTCGATGACGAGCGTGACTCCTACCTGGGTGCTCACGTGACCGCCACCTTGTTGCGCCGCATCCAGGGGTTGAGGAAGAACGCCGCGCGGCTCGCGTACGCCGGGGTGGTGGCGTTGCCGCCTGCGTCGTGCTGGTCGTTGAGCGTGTACGAGTAGTCACCGATCTTCTCGCTCTTGACGTTGCGCAGGATCTGCGGCCCCTCGCTGTAGTAGCCCGCGGCCATGAGCGCGATGCCCTCGGTGACGGCTCGCGGTACGACGCCGGTGCCCTCGTAGAACACGTCCACGCGCTCGTAGCAGCGGAGGAGGGTGCGGCCCGCATCGCTGTTCATGTTCAGGACGGGGCGCAGGATGAGCTTGCCGTCGTCGGTGACCTGGAACCGCGGCCCGCCGGTCGTATCGGCCATGAACCAGTCGACCGGCTCGGAGGACGGGTAGAGCCATACGGTCACCTTCGTGACCACGATATCGTCGCCGGGGAGGTGGAGCGTGGCGTCCTCGTAGATGTCGAAGTAGGTCTCGACCTGGCTGCCGGAAGCGGTCAGGCCCTTGAGCGAGCGGCTTGCCCAGGACTCGATGGCGTCGAGCGCGGCGCGTAGGTTCGCGTCCCGTTCCGCGTCCACGCTGGTGGGCGGGATACGCAGGATGCGCTTGACGTCGGTGAGCGATGCGAGGGCCATGCTTAGAGGATACCGCCCGGCCTACCGAGTTACCGCGTGGTTGAACTCGATGTGGCGTGCGAGGCTTGGCCCGGAGGGCTTCTCTACGTCGCAGAACTCGCAGGCGTAGCGGACGCCGGTCGGTAGTACCGGCGGCTCCGTGTCGGCCTCTGGTGGCGGCTCGGGCGCCTCGGGGTGGGTCTGCACGGATACGCCGTCCGCAGATCCGCTCTTCAAGTCCTCCAGCGTGAGCGCCACGGACAGCTGGGGTTCCTTCTCCGGGTCGAGCAGGTTGTACGGGTCGTCCGGGTCGCCGACGTCCCTGGCGCGTAGGCTCTTCCGCTCGGGTGGCTTGCGGTAGACCTCGCCGTTGCTCTCGGAGATCACGAACGGGGTGTCGTCCGAAACGAGCAGCTTGCCCTCGATGGCGTCCTCGCGCGCGAGCGCGGCGATCTCCGCATCGACCTCGTAGACGCCGGGCTGGAACCGAACGCCACGCGTGGGCGACCAGGATCCTACGCCGAGGACTGCGAGGTAGGGCACCCCGGAAGCGTACCGCTAGATGCGGACGGCGATGCTGTGGGTGGCGCTGGCCGAGCCGCCGGTGAAGTCCACGCGTCCGCTGATGTACGGCTCGGTGTCGTCGGTGAAGTACGCCGAGCCGGAGGCGAGCGTACGTCCGCCGTTGATGACCTGCACGCTGGGATCCACTAGCGCCGCGGCCAGACGACCGGGCGGGCACGATAGGTGCGCAGCACCGGCTCCGTCCGCGAGGGCAGAGTAGATGTGGATGCGGTCACTCACATACGGGAGTCTACAGCCTGGCGCAGCGGCAGATCGTCCGTGGGAAGCCCTACGGCCTCCCGGCCCGCGGCCATCGTGGCGTAGTACCAGTCGGCGCAGGGCTGCTGCACCGGGTTCCGGGCCTCGGGGCGCATGTGGTAGACCCAGGTCTCGACCTCGTCCCAGGGCATGTCGACCTTGAGCACTTCGCGCGTGTAGTAGCCGCCCTCCTCGCCGGGGTGGTAGCCCTCGCGCTGGTCAAGGTAGCGCAGGCCGCTGACCGAGAGGATCTCCCATACGACTCCGGGGACGCGGCTGCCCGCGCGTACGACGTTGGCGAAGCGGTCGAACTCCAGGCCCCAGCCCGTGAGGTACGCCGGGCCGACCAGGCGGTAGTTCGCGTCCATCGTTGCGGCCGACATGTTCATGCCGTACGCGAAGGTGTAGGAGCAGCGGAGGTAGTCGTCCAGGGCTACGTCCGGGCGGTTGCGGTAGGCGCTCATCCCGCCGCCACCTCCGCCGCCGTCTTGTCGCTGCGGAGGCGCTTGTACTGCGGGTGGCGAAGGGTGCCGCTCGGCATCTTTGTCATGTAGCTGACCTCGATGACCGTGCCTACGAGGGCTGCGCCGTTGTCGGTGATGGCCCGGCGGGTCGCCGTGTCCATTCCCGAGCAGCGGCCCTCGATCCAGGTGCCGTCCTCGGCGAGGTGCTTGAACTCGATGGCGCCGATCATGCCGTCCCGTGCGATCCAGCTTCCGGCCTCCGCGGCCTTGTAGCCGGTGATGATGCAGTCGATGGTGTCGGTGGCCTTCAGCTTCAGGCTGCTGGCGCTGCGCTTGCCGCTCATGTACGGGGCGTCGAGGTGCTTGACCATGCTGCCCTCGTACCCGGCTTCGAGGTTCGCCTGGTGGGCTTCCTCGGTGGCCTCGACCGCCGGGCTAAGGATGACCCGGTCGAAGGAGGCGCCGTCGAAGATGCTGGCGAGAAGCTCGCGGCGTCCGCGGAGCGGAACCGTGCGTGCGTCCTGTCCGCCGAAGGCGAGCAGGTCGAAGACTACGAAGCGGATCTTGTCGCTACCGGCTGCGGCCCGTGCTACGCCGCTCCCGAGTACGCTCTGTGCTCCGCCCCAGTCCTGCGTGCCGTCCGTGTTGAAGGCTACGGCCTCGCCGTCGAGCCAGGTGCCCGCCGGGAGGTTCGCGTAGAACTCGGCCTCGATGGCCGGGAGCTTACCGCTCTTGCTCTTGCCGCTGCGGGCGAAGGCGTTGACGCCGGTCTCGGTGACCTCGATGAGGAGGCGGATCCCGTCGTACTTCGCTTCGAGGATACTCTCGCGTCCCGATGCCGCCTCCGCAACCGAGGTGGCCGTCTTCGAGTTCATCGCGAGGGTGCTGGGTGTGAAGTTCGTGTTCATGGCCTTAGTATCGGTCGGTCGGCCCCAGGAAGCAACCCCTCGAATGGGGGATCCGACGAGAGCGGCCCGGCGGGGTTACCGTACGCCTTCTACGGGGTGTCGCCGGGCCGGTCGGGGTTTCGGCTGAAGGATTTGTCCGGGTGGTTCTCGTCCCGTTAGCCTGTCCTCCAGGTGTTCCGCGTACCCTGGTGTTGCCGCTGGAGGCTGGTGCCGCTCAGCACCCTGTTCCTGCGTAGACCAAGCATCGTCGGAACTGGCCCGGAAGGCAACCCCTCGAATGGGGGATCCGCTACAGGCCGAGCAGCTGGGCGATGGCTGCGGCCTCGGCCTCGAAGTCGACCAGGCCGTCGACCCGCTCACGGATGGCGAAGCACATGGCCTCGTACCGTGCGCGGTCGCCGGAGATCTCCTCGACCAGCGCGGCGGCTTCCTCGGGGCTGCGGTTGTCAAGAGTCACCGCGGTCACGCCGTCCTCCCACAGCGGCCCTGGCATCAGGCCGTCGTAGTACGAGGCGTGTCCGATGAGCGGTCGCCCGACCGACGCCCAATAGTGGATCACGTGTCCGAAGCCGTCGCCCTGCGGCTTGTCGTGGTAGCCCCAGCCGGAGGCTCGCATCACCTCCGCGATCACGGAGGTGGGTTGCACCAGGCCGTCCTTGCCGTCGTGGCCGTGCTCGAAGTACATGAGGCTGGGAGCCGCCGCTCGGAACCTCTGGAAGAGCGCGTACTCGGTGGGGATGCGGTCAAAGCAGTTGACGAACGAGCGCACCACGCGCGGGCTGGCGTGCATGTCGGGATCGCCGAAGCGGAAGGTGGTGTCCTTCGCGTACTCCTGGTGGTACTGCACGCCGCGCCCGCGGATCGGTGCCTCGGCAGAGACGAGCGCGAGCGGGTCGAGGTTCCAGTCAACCTGCTGTCCGCGGTTGCCGACCTGGAGCAGGTACTTCGCTCCGGCCTCCTGCGCGAGCCTGTAGAAGCCCGGCTGGTTCTCTTGCACGGTCGCCATGACGAAGTCGAACTGGTGCGCCCGGAACTGGGCGAGCGAGCAGCCGCGTACGAGCCGGTCGGGGAACTCAACGTCCTGCGTGAAATAACTCCCTACGCCGTGCTCGCAGAGAGGATCCTCCTGCCAGGGAGGATTCGGGTTGAGGTACTGCTGCGCGAGCCGGTCGTCTCCGAACACGTCTCCGAATCGCCAGTACATCTCGTCCCACCAGTCGTGCCCGACCGGAACGTACAACTCCATGCCGAAGCGATCCTCGAACAGCAGCTGGAGGGAGTAGAGCAGCCCGGCGTGGTGTCGGTCAACCAGGATCTTCATGTCGGCCACCTCTCGTCGGAAGTCCAGGTCTCGCGCCCGGCGAACGCCCAGTCGATGAGCGCGGGCTGCGCGGCGTGTATCAGGTCGCTCTCCGCAGGGTACGCGTTTCGGAGCAGCAGGAACTTGTCGTCGTGCGGCGGGTAGGTGCGGACGTTCTCGCCGCGGTACTGCTCGTGCTCGGCGTACGGGTAGACGCACTCCCACACCGGGCAGTCCGCCATCGAGAGCGCGATCCGCGCTACCTCGGCGTGCTGGGTATGGCCGTAGTCGCCCTCGCGGTTGTGCGTGAAGATCACGTCGTAGTCGTGATCCTGGAGCAGGCCCAGCAGCCTCATGCGCAGCGCGTGCGACCACTCCGGGATGAGGGGCACGGAGCCGACGTCCGTAAGTCCGAACTGGATCGCGTTCGTGACCTGGACTCCGCGCTCGCGTAGGCAGTCGATGGAGCGGCGCCAGCCAACGAGACGTTCCGAGGAGACGTCGGAGGCGCAGGCGATGTGCCAGTCGAAGTCGGGGTGGTGGAAGAGCAGGTTGCCCGCGAAGATCGCTTCGTCGTCCGGGTGCGCAACGAGCAGGAGAGCCTTCGTGTACTTCACGGCCAGATCATCGCCAAGCCGGTGCCGCCGTGGCCGTCGTAGATGAGCTTAGTACGGTGGAAGTTTCGCAACTCCTTGTAGAGCCGCCGCGGGCCATCGTCCGCCGGGGTGTCCGTACGCACCGCATCGTCCAGGACGATCACGCCGTCCGGTGACACGAGCGGGCTGTAGCAGCGGAAGTCCTCGTGTACGGCATCGTAGGTGTGGTCGCCATCGATGAAGAGTAGGTCGACGTATCGGCCGTCAAGCGCGGCGTACGTCGCCTCGATGGCATCGCCGGACTGGCTCGGCAGCCGGATCATGGTTGCGCGCAGTTCGTTCGCCGTCTCGTCCGTCGTCCATCCTGCGCCCGTCTCCGGCGTCGACGGGTCGATCCCGATAAGCACCAGCGGGTCGTACTCCTTGCGCCACACGCGCAGGCTGCCGCCCCGGTGCGTACCGATCTCAACGATGGTCTCGGCCCGGCGCACCTCTCGCACCAGCTGCTCAAGCTCCCAGCCGTACCCGGACATCCCGCTCACCCCAGGAACTCGGCCCAGGCGCGGCCTACGGTATCGATCCCGAACTCGGCAATCGTGGCCTCGCGCTGGATGTAGCTGTACGCATGGTCGGGGCGCTCCAGCAGCTGGGCCAGGCGCAGGCGCGCGTGCGAGGGAAGCTCGAAGGACTCGCCGCACAGGTCGGCGCCCTCGTAGAGGCTCGGGCCGTACGGGAAGATCTGCATGTAGCTCGGCGCGATGCTGATCACCGGGATGCCGGTCATCAGCGCTTCGAGCAAGCCGAGCGTATACGAGGCGGGCTGCGTTCCGGTGTACAGGTACGCGCGCGCGGTGCGTAGCCGCTCCTTCATGTCCTCGTAGGAGAGGATGCCCATGCCGCCGGGGAGCACTTCGGATCCAGGCCCGGCGGGTGCGCAAGCCAGTCCTCGCGTGGCCTCGATGTAGTACTCGGAGTTCGTCCACGGGTGGCGCCGGGCAAGCTCCTGCGTGAAGTTCGTTACGACCGGATCCTCGCCCGTCCAGCCTCCCCACTCTTCGGGATCCTTGTAGAAACGGATGAGCGCGTCCGACCCTGCGTAGCCGGGGATGTTCTCCTCGCGCGGTGAGTAGCGCACGATCTCCAGACCGACGTCTCGGAACATGGCCGCGTTCTTCTCGTTCTGCTCAACGGACTGGCCGACCGTGCGCCAGACGACCCGGCCTCCGCCGTCGATCCAGTCCTGGAGGTGATGCCACTGCGGCCAAAGGCGCTGGTCGAGGTAGTGGTGAAAGATGATGATGCCGGTCGGCCCCAGCCACTCCAGGATCGCATCCGGGATCCAGGCTTGCGCCTCGCCCAGGTTGTCGTCCAGGTTCTGGCCGTCGACAGCCTCGCGCACCACGTCGACCTGATCGATACCGAGAGCCGGGCGCTTCGGGTCGTGCGGGTGCCGCGGATCGATGTAGCCGCCGATGCTCGACACCTCGTAGCCCAGCCCGGAGAGCAGCTTCAGCTGGTCGTACTCCTCGATGGAGTGCGACAGGCAGAGCAGGACGCGCTTACTCACGACGCGAGCCTGCCCGGAAGCCGCCCGGCCCCGCGACCGGCCCAGTGTACTCGACGTAGAAGTACGGGTTCATGCGGTAGTCGAAGTCGGCAAGCTCGTGCCCGGCTACCGGATGCCACTCGCCTACGACCAGCGGCACGTCCTGGATGGCAGGCTCGTCGATCCAGGCCCACTCGCCGCCCTCGCAGTCGATCTTCATGATGTCGGGTACGCCGTACAGGTCGCAGAGCCAGGCGAGCGTGATGCTCGGAACCTCGACCTCCAGGCAGTCGTGTACGGACGGGTCGGTGGATCCGATGAAGGCGTGGTGCTCGGCGGTGGCGTCCTGGTGGAAGCCGTAGCGGATGTGGGCCGTGCCCTCCAGCCCGGCAACCGCGCGCTCGACCGACAGGGCCAGCCCGTTCAACTCGGCGCTGCGCTCGATCAGGTCTGCGTTGTCGGGCACCGGCTCGACGCACACGACGCGCGCCCCGCGCGCCGCGCACCACAGGCCGACGCTACCGATGTGCGCGCCTACGTCGAACACCAGCAAGCCGGTCATGTCGATCTCGGCCAGGCCGTACTCGTCCTCGCCCACCGCGGCCTGCACGGTGTTCCAGTCCGAGGTGTCCTCGCGGCAGTAGACCTCCAGGTCGCGGCCCTTCCAGATGATCATGGTCGTGGCGCCCTTCGTGACGACCAGGACTTCCGGTTGATCGCCGTCTCCAGCGCGGGCTTCCAGTACTTCTCCGTGACGGTCACGGCCTCGTACTGCTTCGCGTGCTTGGCGACCGATACGCGGCGCATCAGGCGCTCGGCATCCGGCTCGCCATAGGCCCGCTCCAGCGCCCAGGTGATCGCCTCGACGTTCGGCTCCTTCTGCCATGAGTCGAAGCCCGTCCATACGCCCTGCCCCGGTACGAGCCAGTTGCCAACCGCGGCGGGCGCGACCTCCGGCGTAGCCGAGAAGTTCGTGCCGATGACCGGCGTGCCGCAAGCCTGCGCCTCCAGCATGGTCAGGCCGAAGCCTTCGCCCCAGGCCGGGTTGAGCAGGACGTCGAAGCAGTTGAGGAGCGCAGCGACGTAGACCGCTGGGGTGCCCGTGGCGTACTTGTACTGATCGGACACCATCGGCACCACGCCGAGGCTGTTGCACATGGCGTAGAGGTTCTCGCCGTCGTCCGGCTCCATGAGCGTGTGCAAGTAGAGCACCGCCTCGGGGATGTTCTCCTTCAGCTGGGCGAACGCCTGAATCGCTTGGCAGAACCCCTTACGGCTCGGGAAGCCCTGGTTGGCTGCGACCATGCCCACGATGAACGCGTCCTTCGGAAGGCCGAGAAGCTCGCGCACTTCGGCCCGGTCGCCGAGCGGGGTGAACACCTCCGGGTCATAGCCATGCGGAACGTAGAGCGGATCGAGACCTGCGTCCCTCATGATCTCCACGCCGAACTCAGCCATCGCCAGAGGCGTGGCACCGGAGCGGTGGAACCAGTCAAGGGTGCGAGGCATGATCGGATTATGGTCGATGGGTGTCCAGGCCAGCACCGGGAGTTGCGCGCAGACCTTCGGGTCGAGCACCCAGGGATCGGTGAGGGTGATGACCAGGCCCTTGCCCAGCCCGCCCTCGAACCAGTCCATCGCGTGCGCCACGAGTACGTCGTTGCCGTATACGTTCTTGGCGCCTGGGTAGATGTCGTAGGCCACGCCGCTCTTCGCAGGCCATCGCTGCTTGGCGCCGCGCAGACCGTAGAAGGCCGAGAAGGCGAGCCGGTAGCCCAGCTGCTCATGGAGGAGCGGGCCGAACAGCCCGGCCTGGGTGCCGTAGCCGGTACCGGCCCACGGCGCGTTGCCGTGGAAGAGGAGCGAGATATGATCAGCTGCGGAATCGGACACGGTGACGAGACGGACGGTAGCATAGTCCGTGAGGCAAGATGCCCCGTACCGGGGATGCGCCGTGAAAGGGGTCGTGATGACCCAGCCAAAGGCAGCACCGCGCAAGCGGAAGCCAAGCACAGCAGCACCGAGGAAGAGGGCACCGGCGAAGCCGAAGGCTCCTGCCGTACCGCTCACGAACCAGGCGGGTGAGCCTCTGAACGTGGAGGGGCTGACCGAGACCGAGTGCATCGTGCTCGGTGTCCAGTTCGCGCAGGCCACGACCGACGCCATCGTCAAGCTCGACCCAGCGCCGGTGGACGTGGAGCCGGAGCCGTCCGACGTCACGATGGAGGCGCCTCCAGTCGTGATCCCGGAGACGATCAGCGGCGACGAGCCGTGGGCCGGTCTACCGGAGGTGGGCCTGAACCAGTCCGGCGAGCGTTCGCCGAACTGGGAGGATCCGATGTCGCTCGCAGACCTTCAGGCTGCGACGAACGCGACGTACGCACTCGCCATCGCCAGGCTCGCAGAGGCGACCAACGCCATCGAGCACGCGGGCGCGCTGCACGCGCGCACGAAGCTGAAGATCCGCAGCATGCTGCGGGCCGGTGCGCCGGTTACGTTCATCGATGATCTGCCGCCGAGTATCGGCCGCAGGGTGGACGCCGACCCGACCGGTGTGCTGGGGCAGGCCCTGCGCCGCACCAGCGCCGCGATGAACAGCTGGTAGAGCAACGACGAGGGCCGGGTTGCCCCGGCCCTCGGTTGCTCGTTCTCGCCTACTCGGTTCTACGAGTAGTTGCGGCCCTTCACGATCCGCCGGTACGCCGCCGCGGAGACGACGTAGCTTGATCCAGATGAGGCTTCGGCTGTGCCTGCGCCTGCGTTCGATGCGGCGACGGCCCAAATGGCCTTCTGATCCGCAATCGTCTGGAAGTTCGGAGCGGACAGTGCCGTGAGGAACGCCGCCAAGGTGGCGTCCTCGACATGCACCAGCGCGGGAGGCGCTGCGATGAGCGTGCTTCGTGTCACTCCGCCGGGCATCTCGCTACACCGCCACGTCGACGTTGTACGCGACTGCCGCGGCGGTAGGCACCGCAACCTTCGCGTCCACGCGGGCCGTCACCAGGAAGCTGGTGATACCCTCGCGGCCATCGCGGTAGGTCTCGAACCGCATGTTCCGGTGGAACCCGGCGTAGAGGTTCGTGTCCGTCGCGAGCAGGATGCTCGACGTGCTGGTCTGGTTCATCGCGGGCACGCCGATCAGGGCGATGCCCTGGTAGGCCAGCGTGTTCTGCGTCGTCAGCGCCAGGTCACCGAGGGAGGTACCGCGGGACGCGAGGATGTCCCGGTACTTGATCTCGGCGGACTTGGGGATGTAGAACGCCCCGTTGGTCTGGAGGGCGCGCAGGAACCGGACGTTCACGGTCTCCAGGAGCGCTCGGAAGATCTCCTGGTAGTCCTGCCCGTACGCCGCTGCGTTGATCGCAGCGCCGCTGGTCTTGACCTGCTTGATCCACCCGTTGAACATGGCCAGCAGGGTGTCGCCCGAGAGGGTGTCTCCGTTGAGGAAGAGATCCTCCAGGTCGTACCCGAACCGGTCGGCGATCAGGTTCTCCAGCGTGGAGAGGAACGCAGGCCCAGCGACGTTGTCCTCCATGACCTCATCGGTCACGGGGATCTCGGCGCGAACCAGCGACGTGCTGATCTCCACGATGCCCGTGGTCGGCTTCTTGCGTTCTGCGGAGCCGAGGCGCGTACCTTCCGTGCCCGGTCGTGCGACCCGCGTGTTCAGGTCGACGATGCTCTCCTGCCACTTCTGCGCGTTCGACGTGACCTTGCGGACACGTGGCAGGACGACCTGTCCGGCGCTCATGAGAGCGATGAACGTGGTCACCTGCTCGATGCTCAGTGGTGCCTGGCCCGCTCCGCCGAAGTCCGTCGTCTCACCGGCGGGGTTACCCGTTACGTTGAGAACGGCCTTGCGAAGCAGCTCTTCTGTGCTCAGCATTGCTGCTCCTTCCTCAGCCGCTCGTGCGGCTGAATGCCTTGGCGATTGCGTCACCAAGGTTCGGCGTGGACGCCTCTTCGGTCTCGTTGACCTCCTGGCCATCGAGGCTCTTGCGCGAAGAGACTGCGAACCGGTCTTCGATGCCCGCGACCCGGTCGAGAACCTTCTCCAGGATCTCGTTGTACGGGGCGAGTGCATCACCGATTGCCTTGCTGATCGCCTCGGGAGTTAGGGCCTCTTCGGCCTCGCCCTCCGTTGCGACCTCGGCGACGGCTGCGACCTCTGCGGTCTCACCCTCACCTTCTGCCTTGTTCGTGCCTTCCGCATCGCCATCCGAGGAGGCGGGTGCGGCCGGGGCGAGCTTGGCGACGAGCGCGTCTGCGAATGCGTCGAAGCGTGCATCCAGCTGCGCGTTCAGTTCGTCTGCTGTCATCTCTACCTCGTCCTTTCCGGTGGGGAACAAGAGCTTGCGCAACTTGCCCGCCACGCTTCTGGCCTCCTCGCTGTCGTAAGCCTCGGGCAGATCCGTAGCCTTGCGCAGAGCCTTGGCCGTCTTGACCACTGCCTCACGCTCGGACTGGGGGATCGTGCTCTTCTCGGCCCTCGACTCGGCTGCGCGGAGAGCGGCAGGCATGACCTTCACCTGGCCGTCGACCACGTCGCACACGAGGAACTTGTAGTCACCGAAGGATCCCGGTACGCCGAGCGCGGTCTTCTCGACCTTCTCGTCGCTCCAGAGGAAGCAGGAGGCGTACGCCGGGTTCGGCCCAGCGGTTGCCTTCGTCGCTTCGCGGATGCGGCCCTCGGCAGCAGCGACGTCCCATTCGACGTCGGGGCCGACTGAGCGGCCCGAGGCGCCATGCGACTTCGCCACCATCCAGCCCGGAAGCTGGTTGGCGGGGTTGTCGACGCCGCTGATCTCCTGCATGAGGAGCTTGTCCATCTTCGTGACCATCGCTCGGGACTATACGAGCCGCACACGTCCCGTATCAGATTCAGGGCATGGCGAGGCCGACCTCTCGGCGAGGAGGACTATAGCGAGTCAGCTACAGACCGAGGAGGTGCGCTACCCACGAGAAGCCCGGCGCCCGCTCCCATACCGTGTGCTCTAGCGGGAACAGCGCGGTCTGCACCGCGGCCCACTTGCACCGGATGCAGACCCGCTTGCCGTGCGTGGCGCACCGTTGGATCACGTGCGCTCCGTGTTCGTGCGCTTGACCAGGCCCTCGAAGCCGCCGGGCCGCGCGGTGGTGGGACGGCCCTCCTGCTCGATGTCGGTCTCGGTTGCGGCCTGGTAGTAGACGCGCGCGCAGAGCGCGGTGTGGAACGGGTCGCCCGCTCGTATGGTCAACTCGTTCAGTGGCTCGTTGCAGTCCTTGCGCGCGCAGACCTTGTCGGCACGCATCTTCGGCTCCTTCACGATCCTGCCCTGTGGTGTAGCTGATAGGTCGCTCATGCGTCCTCCCCGAGAGCAGCTTCGAGCTTCCGGCTGAACCAGCGGACAGCGAGGTCGTGCTGCCTATTCGCCTCGCGCTCGTGGTGTGCTGCCGACTGCCAGATGATGCGGTCGGGAGGGTCGTAGCTGAACGCCATCGTCTCGTAGTAGCGACCGAAATCACCGAGCGCCGACGAGGGACGCAGCACGGTAGACACCGACACTCGCACTTCCGGAATCGCGGTTGCCCGGAACGCCTCCCACCTCTCGCTCTCTGGCGCGTGGTCGCTCATGCGTCCTCCCCGAGAGCAGGCGGGTATGCAGTCTCGACGGCTTCCATGATCTCTTGCGCTCCGATGTCGTCTAGGCCGTACAGGTGCGCTAGGTCGATAGCCTCTGCCTCAGTGAGGTACAGG